TAGCACAGGGTGCCGCCGGGCACGGAACACCCTATGGCCGCGCTTGAAAGCGGCTGGCCGGTTCGCTAAACCGGCGCCCCTGACCCGAATGGAAGTTTTGGGGGATCGTCTAACGGTAGGACAGCGGCGCAGATTGCAGATCAAAGACTTATAGCAATCGTCCTCAAAAACCGCCTGAGCAGATTCAATCGGTTAGAATATACAGTGCTAAATGTTGAGAATGGCCTCGTCCACAACATGTAGCGGCTGGACTCTGCCGGACGTTTGTTCTTCTCTCGTTCTCATGCGCAAACGCGACGCTGAACCCGAAATCACACTCGCCCAGATGGCTCTCAACAGCCGGTGGATTTGGGTTCATTGCAATAAGTGCCGCCGCTCTCCGCGCGCCGCGCGCATCGCCACGTTGATTACAAAGCTAGGACCTGACGCCACCTACAGCCGGGCACAGCGCGCGCTTGTGTGCAGCAAGTGCAGCAAGAACAATCCCACCTTCACCGTGCCGAGCTGGGAGAACATGCAGAAGGGCTGGCAGGAGATGCCAAAGGACGCGCTGTAGGCGTCCCCATATAACAGAAAACCCGCCCACCGTGAGGTGAGCGGGCTGAATCACAGGTAGCTAACGGAAGGTAATGAAAACCCCGCCGGGGACCCTTTCAGGTCATGTCCGGCGGGGAGCTAGTGGTGCTGCGGGCCTCGCGCTAATGAGGCTGCCTACTCCCTGGCCATCTCTCGATGTGCGCACTTCTCGGCAATCTGCCTTACACCAGCCATAAGGGACGGCCTGATCTGGGCCGGTAGGCTATGGCATCGCGTGTCTCTAATCCCTACGCGGACGAGCCGCTTCAAGACCTTCTGCTTCCACGCCGCCGCAGCAATTCAGTATATCACGATGCTTGATTGGGCGGAATCGTTTGGTGGCAGATCCCAACGTCTTGGACGGGAAATGCGTCCGGCATTCCGGTGCCCAACGGCCGGGGGTCGCTTAATCCGTCTCCGACAATCGGAACTGGCGATGCGCCGAGATCATATCGCGCGACGGTCTTTCCTGTCTCATTCATTACAAAAACTGTACCGCCGTGCAGTGTGGTCACGCCGTCTAAATGAATGATCCCAGAACTCTCGCTATTGAGTGCTGTACCGTTGCACAGCCCTTTCGGGTGGAAACGACATTTGGTGCTCGAATAGAGCTCTTCAATTCCTGCGGCGTTGATGTGCTTAATCGTAAACATGCTACTTCTCCTGCTTCTGCGATTGCCCAGAACCGCCGGGCGCGGGTTTCAACTCTGGAAGCGGCACGGTTTTGCCGCTCAAGGAATGCGTGCAGTCACCACAAAACTCGATCTGGCCCGCGTGAAGGAAGTAATGGCAACACATATCCACCGCATTGCCGTTGGCATCGCGCACCCATTCCCCCGTCCATTCTCCGTCGACGATCACGCATTGCTTGCCGGTGATCTTGACGCTGGGATTGAACGTTGGCTTGTCCACGTTCCCGTCGAATGCCCACCGATCAAATATGACATGGGTCTCGCCGCAACCCGGACACCAGTGCGCGTAGCCGCCTCCAACGCGGCGGAGGTATTTGCTGACCTGTGCCATGGCTACGCCGCCAAGCTGTTGCGCCAACTGATCATCGCCGCGTCAGGGCCTGATCGACTTCATATTGGCTGACGCGACAGCCATCCTGTCTCAGGTCATGCGCCAGTCGCTCTATATGGTCGGAAACCGCGCCTTGGGTGACGTAGCCATTGTTGGCTGCCATACCGCACAGAAAGGCGAAGACAATCGAGCCGATCCGTATCGACCATGCGTCATACCAATGGGTCGCTTTACTTCGATTTTCCATCGTCTGATACATTCACGCCTCCAATTCCAATACCGAACTTGGCTTTGATGATGGCAGGGAGTGCTTCGATCAGCGCTGCTGGTCCGACAAATCCGGCAAACCCGGCGAGACCGCCGACAATGGGCCGGTCGAGTTGGTATTTGTCGCCCACAGCGATAACGACGGCGCCCATGGCAATCGCCGTGAATAGTTCGGAGATCACGCGAAGCCAGACAATCTTTCCATCAGGGCCAAGCCATCGCTGGGATCTGAGGAAGGCGCCGGCGAAACTCAACGCCGTCATCCACGCATAATCCCAGACGTCCGGGCCCCCGCCCTGATTTGCGTCCATTGGCTATTACTCCCGAACGATACTGATTCCGATTGCTGCGAAGGCGCAGACGCCACCGATCACAGTGGAGACAATGACGACGCCCATTTGGATTTGAAGCGTGAACAGGACGAGCGCGGCCGTCATGGCCGCACCGCCTGTCAACGCAAGCAATACCGCGAGGGATTTCCGAACGCCGTCCATCGCTCACAAAGCCTGAATGCGCGCGTCATCCGCTTTGATGGTGTCGAGGATGTTTTGAAGGTCCTCGGCAGTCGCGCCCTTCTGGTTTAAGAAAGTCACCGCCATTGCGGTTTGCAGTCCGACCGTGAAGGTGACACCTGCCACGGTCACGGCTGTATGGAGCGCATCACCTTTCAGGCCCGATTTGGCTTGAGCCAGAAGCACGATCTGCTCGACCGAAAACACGGCGTTCGCGGTATCGGCTGCCAGCTTACCGACGGCCTGTGGATCGGCATTGGCGGCGAGCGCACCGTCAATAGCCACCTGATAGGCATTGATGGCGGCGACATCGGCCGCCTTCATCTTCGGCGCGATCTGATCGCAATAACCCGGTTTTTCCGGTACGTCGCAGAGGGTCAAATAGACTTTCTGGAAGCCGTTGAAGATGAGACCGCTGTCTCCGATGTAGTTCATACCCGACTGAAGCGAGACGAAAATGCCGTTGATGGAGGAACACGACGCGAGCAGGAGGGCTGCGCCGATCACGAATGCCATGGCTGTTTTGTTGCGGCTCATTTCTGGCCCCCAACCGGTGTTTTGGTGACGACCCGCAACACGGCCATTACGGCGCCGATGCCGGTCAGAACCCAACCCACAACCTCGGGGTTGTTGGGGATTAGTTGGGCCCAGTCGAGGCCCTGCAGCGCGCCCAGCACGGTCAGCACCGCGGCGGCCACGATGGTACGATAACCAGTCATTCTGGTTTCTCCTTGGTGGTGAGATGCGCGGGAAACCGCCCGCGCCGCGGCTCAGCCAAACGCGGCGGCGTCGGCCTGAAGCTGGACATAGTTGAAATTGTTCGGGGCTATGCCGGTTGGATACCAATTGTGCGAAACGCACGCGTAGGCTTCGTCGGCATATTGAAGCCACCAGCGCCACGTCATGCGCTTGACCTGTCCCCACGTGATGCAGATCGGGCCGTCAGCGTCATACCCGACAAGGCACACGCAATGACCACCGGCCGAACCCGGCTTATTGTCGGGATTGAACATGCTGCCTTGAATGTCCCAAACCTTCTGATCGAAGGCTGACATGGGTAGCTGCACGCCGACATAGGCGGCACCGAACAGATAGATGGCGGCCCTGATCTGATCGGGATCGTCATGCTTTGCCATGACGTATGCGTCGATCTTGCGTCCGCCACAGACACCGGTTTTGCGCCAGTAATTAAGGGCGTCGAGAAGAAAGGTGCCCCGATCCGTATAGGGTTTGTCGGGATCGAAGCCGGTGACGGCGGAATAATCATTCAGCACATCGGCTTCGGCCGGAACGAAGGATTTGCCATTGGCGCCAGCGAATTGCTGTTCGATATGCGCTGCTCCGGCGAATGCGCAATCGCCAAAACGATTGTTCCCAAGCATCGGCCAGTCTTTTACCGCCGCACCCCATGCAATGGCAGCCGGGATCGGCGGTAGTTCCTTGGCATAGGTCGAGAAGCGCAATGTACGTGCGTCATGGCGTGCAGGCCGCTTGCCGAGCCTGCACACGGCTGGATCGTGGAGCATGGATAGGTCCTATTTGTGAGGATCGGTAATGATGAGTTCGGCCCCGCCGCGCTCGATCGCTTCCGTGAGGATTGGATAGAGACGGAGGAAGGCAGGCCACGTTTCGCCGCCGGGGATGTAGAGACCGTTGGTCGTGGCAATCACGCGCTCGCCCACAAGAACGCATCCCGCCGTGTCTTCGACCGTATTGCCGCAATGGATCAGGATGGCCGTGAAGTTCGGCACGCCCCGGACCTCGATCATGCCGCGATAGCGTTCCCCTGCCCGATCGATCCTCGACCGGTACGACTTGTCGAACCGGGGAGAGGCGTGGAAGCCCAGCCGGTAGGTCCCAGCCGGTATCCGGGTCCGGCCCGGCACCTTCTCCGTCCGTCCTGCATCCTCCAGCGTGGCGCAGATGTGACCACCGTTAAAACCGGTTATCTCGCCACGAGTCGCGTCATCCGTCCCGTCTTGCCGGGACAGCCGGAAAGTCTGCATCGGAATTTACCAGAGATTTAAGTCAGTTAACCTGACAGGCCAAATGCCACTTGTTTCCGGACGAGATCGCCATACGATCATATCGGGGATGAAAATGGTGGGGGCGCAATGAACGTCCAAAATGACAAGAATCATTTCGTTAGCGAGGCAGAGACCAAACGGAAACGCGGCTGGCTGCGCCGCCTTCGATCGATATTTGATCTGTCCTGCTATGTCTGCGGTGGTCATCTCAATAAAGTCGAGCGCCAGTTCGGAATCGCAATTGTTTGCGACGACTGTCACACGATAAATGGCTGGGAAAGCGAAAAGGGTCTTCGCGAAGGTTAGAACTTCATCAAAGATGATCGGTCACATAGTTGATACAGTTATCCGTATTGCTTTCGAATTGGATGTTCGTTCCGACCTTTGCGGCTGTAAACGCCGCTTGAAGCGTCGCATAAGCATCCGTGTCATATCCGGTGGCGCCATGAGCGATGCAGGCACCTGTCATGGCCGCGGCGCGCAGGAAAAAATCATCAGGATCCGACAAGTTCACCGATGCGGGGAATGAAAGAACGCTCGGCGTGTGGGGAGCGAAAAATACACCATCATGTGCACCGCCATAATCGAGTGACGGAATAAGCGGTGGATCGGTGCCTTCGGCGTCCCAATTGGCCTGGTTATCAAATTGGTGAAGATAGAAAGTGGTATCCGAAACACGCTCGATAAAATATGGCCGCGAAGCCGTAAGTGGGAAGTGATCCGCCCCAAGAAACGACGTGGAAGGCTCATTGTCTGTATGATTGAAGTTCAGGATATCGCCACTGGTCAGCGAATAGCCATACCATGTCGTCATGCTCGACGATGACTGATTGGCCCATGTGATGAGCGCGTTTCCAGCCGTCCACGTTAACTTGAAACTCGACAGGAAGCCCATCCGCTTCCATGTCGTTATGCCATCATGGTCATAAACAAGATCGTACCCTTTGCCGTCACCAGTATTACCAACATTCTGGATATATTGTTTCAGCGCCCATGGCCCGAGGTTTTTCACGAGCCAGCAATTGTATTTCACCAATTCGCTCATCGGCAGCAGAATGTCTGGGTTGCGTTCCTTCCAATTCGCGGCCACAGCAAGGGCAAAGCCTGTGTAATTGGTAGCCTGCCAATTGTCGTGCCATGTGAGGTTATTATTGCCCTTGAATAACCATCCACTTTCCTCGCCGAGATTCGGACGATTGGGATCGGTGATAACCTCCTTCAAGGTCACAAGCGTGTCGTTCATCATGTCATAAATGACAGATGATTCCGCATACCCTGATGGCGTGTGAAGGGCGGCTGCCGTCTGCGCCATCAATCGGCCTGTATCGTAGCGGCCCGCCTGATCGTTAGACCCAAGGTTAACGATGCCATAGCGCAGCACGTTTCCGAAACTGGGGTTTCTCGTCTGCCGACGAGCACGAACCTTCCATGTGTTCGGCTTGGCAAAACTCTGCGTCCAGTTAACCGGATCAGTGTGGAGGAAGGAATAATCCTGATCCATGTTTGCATACATGCCGAAATCAAGAAGCCCTTCCAGCATCCAAGGCTCTCGATACTTGACGACGGGGCCGACGAAGAATTGCGGTAGATGGGAAAGGTCGTTCCCATCTACTCCCGGCAGAATATTACCGGAAGGCGGATTGGCGATGTTCAAACGGTAGAGCGTCGGAGCTGGTGCTGGCAGGTCTCTATAGAGCGACCCTGCGCTATCTGTGCCGTTATTGAGAGGTGGATAGCGATCCGGATACGTCACGGAACGATAACGATACCCGAACAACGTGCCAAGCAGAGCAAACATGCGGACGTAGCGCGCCGAAATCTGGTCCTGGGTGAATATCTGATTGGCCGAACAGGCATCCCATTGCGTCTGCTCTGGGCCGCCTGCCATCCCACGTGTGCCATAAGGATTGATGGTACCCAGATAGTAGGGGTTGTCAGATGTATAGTGATTTGGTCTTTTTGTCTCCGCGCTTTCCAGATCAAAGGCGGGGATGAAGCCAACTTTGCGATCATAGTAAGGATCGCGGACAATGCGCAGTTGAACGTCTGTGTCGGCGCTTCCCGTTCCTTTAAAGAAATTTGCGCGACCTTCGGAATTGGCATCTGGTATCGCAGCGAAAGACACTGCCCACGGATATGGCGTAACATACCAGTTGCCGCTACCGGTCTTATCTGCGGTCAATTTGACTTGCGGAGAGCCTGAGAGTGTCGATGATGTCGCAAGGTAAAACGAATTGTCATTGGCCCGTTGCACCCAATACATATTGCCCGTCACAAGCGGCGCAGGGGGCGTAGTGCCTTCATCTGCGGTTACCATCGCATATTCGCCGCCAGCGAAAGTGCTACCGGTCGAATCGATTGTCGCATTGTTGGCTGCCCGCATCGTGCAGGTTCGCCTGCGTCCTAATGTGCCTGACGGATAAACATCATACGAAGTGCCCAGTCCATCGTCTGTAATCATGGATGAAAAGGCGCAATGATGATTGCTCGATCCGTCATAAAATCCGTTGCGCACCATTGTGAGATTGCGGATACCCCACATGCCGCCCGCAATATCCTCAATCACCTGAGCATAGAAATTGGCATACACGCAGGGGTCTGGTGTACCGCTCACTCGATAACGATCATAAAATTTGTAGGTGCGCCCTACCGCGCCATCCATGAACAGGTAGTTCGCCGGTGAATTGTTGGCGATGCTGTTGTTGATACTTGCGACATTCGTGCCGGAGATATTGGTGAGACCGATGCCGGTCGATTTGATGTTGAGGCCGCCGGCCGAAAAATCCGTTAGCGAGCGCGAGCACGTGCCAGGTCCGGTGCCGTTCGTTTTGCAATCCACGAGCCACCCGGAAAAGACAACGCTGGCCGTCCCACTGACGGCCGCGGGCTGCGTCATAACGAAGTGCGTGCCGTCAGTTATGCTCTCGACGCCTGTGGGCTTGAGCGGCAACAGTTTGGTCGCGCACTGCATACCCATGTGAACCGCAATGGAAGACGTATTTCCTGCGGTGACCGTGACGTTTTTGTTTCCTGCCACAAGCGTGCATGTCAGCGTCACGCTTGCCGGGATCGCGATCGGGCAGCGAAACTGGAATGTAGCTTCCCAAAGCGAATGTTTGGATATGATCTGAACGAGATTGAGCGATTGGGAGTTGTTCACCGTATAGGTGCCGGTCCCGCCGGAGCCGGTGCCCAACGCCGTAATCTTTGTGCCAGCGGTCATTCCGTAACAGACTAGATTGTCACCGACGGCAATCGCACCGTTGAACACCTTCGTGACGGTGAGAGTCGTGCCAGAGATTGATCCAACAAAGGCGGCCTTCGGCGCCCATAGGGTAAAGTCTTCCGTGGTCATTGAATAAGGGACCGCCGTACCATCCTTCAGGGAGAAGGCCGGATAGGTGCCGTAAGGAATATCCCCTTTGACGAAGCCGAAGCCTTCCAGATCAGATGGTGACCCGGCTGGGGCAGCGGCACCGTCATTCGCGAGAATGAAAGAGAATAACGTCTGTGATGCGGTGTGATCAGTGACGGTAATCGTCTGACTTCCGGTGGAGGCTATGAGTCCAGCCGCATCTGTCACTTGAATATTGACGCTCTGCGTGCCGACAGAGCCAGGGCCAGTGCTGCTTACGACCAAGCTGGACGATGCACCAGAGGTCGGAGAAAGTCTGAAATTCGAATTCCCTGTTAGATCGGTGAAGGTGTATGGGGCGGTGCCACCGGTGACCGAGATCGAACCGACAATCGACCCCGAAGCGGCATTATCGGCAATCGTGTTGCCGGTGAGTGCGACAACCGAAGGCCCTGCAGGAACAACGAGCGCGCGCGGTACCGGATCGGTATAGGTGCCACCATTATTATCCACTACGCCGATGGTAACCGCCTGATCCACGCCCGGCGTAAAACTGGCTCCAGACGCCACAACGAGATTGCTGCCGGAAATCGCGAAGTTCGCATTGCCGGAAACGGTGAAATGGTTCACGCCACCGGTACCGCCGATCATCGCCAATGAAGCGACAATCGTACCCGCTGACGCATTAGCAAGGACTGAGAGAGTGCCTGGCGTCGTGCTGACGCCAGTCGGCGCGGGCGCAGAACCCTTTTGCGTTGTCATCCAGAGAGGCTTTGGCATCGTCAACCTCCCACGCCAAGAAGACCGAAGCCATGCAATGTTGATGGCGGGGGCGCCGCGCCCGCAGGTTTGATGCCGATAATTCCAGCCGCCCACGCATTCGGCACGGTGGCAAACGTGGGATTATAGACATGAGCAGACGTTCCTACCTCAACCATATTGCCGCCAAAGACGCGGCGACCGGCGCCGGCGGCTTGCGTCTCATAGGTATCAGGCGGCGCAGAAAAGCCAGATGGTTCAGTGCCTGCGCCGAGGCCACCCGGCGTTGCCGCGAGACCGATAAACATCTCGCCACTTACCGAAGGAATCCCGGAAGTGACTGTTGGCTGACCGATGGCCGCCGATCCTGCGAAGTTCGTCACTGCTGTATCCAACGGATCGCCGGAAGCCATACCGGTGATACACACCGCCGAAAGTGAACCTTGATCAGAACTGGCCTTGGTTAGCTGGATATTCGCGCCTGATACCAAGGACGTAATGTTGTATGCGTAATAGAAGGCAGCAATGACGTTGTTGCCTATCGTGAAACTGATGCGGGTGTATGTATTCCCCGCACTGTCCGCGACAGCTTGAGAACCTATGCTGGTATTGCGATCCGATACGCCAACAACAATAGTGCTACCCGCTGCACAGGAAGCAACCGTCGCCAGCGTAGCCGTCGCCCCAGTCTGAGAGCCATCGGCGCCCAACGATGTGATGGAAAAAGCGGCCTGTGAAGGGCTCGCCAGAAACAGGCAAGCCGCGACAAGGCATGCAAGACGAAAGCGCATGTCGCCTCTCACTTGTATTGGATGTTCACATCGATCGCGCTGGTGCAGGCTGTAGAGCCTGCGCGCGTCGTGGTAGCGGCCATGGAGATTGCTGTAGAAAATGCAATTCCGTTTGGCATCGCGACATTGGCGCCCCCGCCAGCGGGAATGCCGAGCGACATGGTAGGTGTGGTCGTTCCAAGCGTGACCGAGCCGGAAGCGGTATTAAATACCTGCAAATAGCACGCCGTAGAATTCGCATTATAGACGTACCAGCCATAGACCTGCCCGGCGGACGCCTTGACCGATGTCACGGTTGTCGAAAGCGCAGCCGTGGCTGTCGAAAGACCACCGCTCGTGGCCGGAACCAGAGACACGCTCGATCCCGTGGCAGGCACCACACGCAGCGTGCCACCATCCGCAGACCCACTATTCACCGAAGCGGATGTGCCGCCGATCTGCGTCAGATTGGTATCGGTCGCGCCGGTATATGTGAGCGGATTCCCGGTGGACGGGTCCATCACATAGACCTTGTTGCCCGTCACCGTCGAATAGGTGCCTTGGACCTGGGTCAGGCTCGTATCCTGCGCAACGCCCGAAACAGCGGAAGCCGTCGCCGCCGTGCTCGCATCGATATTCGAGAGGGAGGAATTGCCGGTGGTCTGATTGGCAGCCGTGGCCGCGCCATTGAGCGTGCCGAGATTGGCAGTCACAGTGCCGGAAACAGGTAGAGTAGTGGAGACGGAATTCCCTCCGACCGCCGTGATGTTCACATCACCGCCGCCTCCACCACTTCCACTACCCCCGCCAAAACAGGTCTGTCCCAACCCAGTGCCACCGGCCGTATTGAGCGTGGTGGAGGCCGAAGCTGTGATCGCAGCAATGTAGGTATTCGCACCAACCGTCAGCGCGCATCCACCACCGGCCGGGACCATGATGTCGTTGACAGTGGCCGCAACCGACGAATCCCCCAGCCGCACATAGGCCGGTGAAGAACCTTTGTTGCCGATCAGGACCACCGCGCTTGTCGCAGGCAACTGCTGTGATGAACTGGTCGTGGTCACGCTGACCGGCGTGCCGACATTCCCGTTCGGCGTGAAGCCCGAAAGCGTGGCGGCAAACGAACCACTGACGTTCACGCTCCCATCTGCGTTCGGCTGGATGCAATGTCCCGGAGTCGCCGGATCGCAGACACCAACAAAGCCGTCGGCATAAGCATGTGACGATGCGCAGAGCGCAAAGATGATTGCAGCAGCGCGGAGCGCGCCGCCGAAGATCGGACGCATGATTTGCTCCTGTCTGAATGAACTTTTGAGAGTCAGGTGTAGGAAAAGCTCACGGCGCCGTTCGTGCCGTAACCGCCGGGAACGCCGGGCTCCCCGCTTGGTTGGCCGCCTGCGCCACCGCCGCCCGTCGTGTTCGTTGTGCCGCCAGATGCAGTACCCGGAGTGAATGTGCCACCAGCGCCACTACCACCACCGCCGGTCATGTTGAGTGTGATGGCCGAAAGCGTCCCTGTGACAGTACTGGCCCCGCCTGCCCCGGCTGGAGTTGTGGTTGTGCCTGCTCCACCGGTACCGACGTGATAGGCGATGCCTGCCCCCCAATCGCTCGCGGAAAGAGCCACGGTTCGCGTCGCGTTACCACCGGGAGCACCGGGCCCATTGATGGAAGCTGACATCGCCCCACCGCCGCCGCCGGACACTGAAATGACAACCTGCGAAGCATTGGTCGGAACGACCTCAGTGCCGCTACCTGCCGTATAGGTGTGCGTGACCGGCGTGAAGCGAATCCATCTTTGCACCCATGAGCCAGACACATTCTCGAATATCTTCTGAATTGGTTGCCAAGCGCCCGCTAATCTACCATAGGGATTGGCTGCGCTCCAAACGCCTCCTGATTTACCGTAGGGTCCAGCCATGCTCTACACCTGTAACCAGAAGTCACCGTCACTGCCGCCCGACGGGGCGGCACTGGAGACGGTGATGTTGATCGTACCGCCAGACTTGATGCCTAGGTTTGTTCTGGCAGTGGGTGCATCGCTTGCGCCGGTGCCGCCATTGGCAACCGCCAGATCAGTGCCAGACCAATTGCTGTTGTTGATCGTGGAAAGCGTTGCGAGAGAACCAAGGCCGAGATTGTCGCGGCCTCCAGCGGCCGTGTTTGAGCCAAGGCCGCCAGATGCAACCGGCAGCGGCGTGCTCAGGGAGAGATTGACGATGCCGACTGCGCCCGCCGCGCTTATCGACAATGGCGCGAAGGTTCCGTTATCGAAAAAGATGTTGCCGAGTACGTCCGCCCTCAAAAGGTAATTGACGGGCGAACCTGCTGGGTAGAAACCGAGCGTAAGAGTGCTGGGTCCGCTTATATTTATAGTGCCGCCACTGAAATTTGCCGCTGCGTTAAGACGCGGGATGTTCGAAGACAGACGCGCATCATCTAACGTCCCACTCATCGCGGAAGCGTTCAGCGATGTGAGATTCGCGCCGGAGATCGCAGGCAGCGTGCCGGTCAGATTGGCTGCCGGAAGGTTGGTCAGGTTTGCGCCGGAAGCGGCAGGCAATGTTGCAGGAAATACCGCATCAGGCAGCGTACCGGTCAAACTGTTGGCATTGATCACCCGGTGCGGAAACAGTAATTGATATTGCGTGCCGTCATATTGGATGACGACGATATCGCCGGTCTTGATCGCGCCGGACGGTAGATCGGCGCCGAGCAGTTTCACCGCCTTTGCGCCCAGCACATCCCGATTGACCGTCACGGCCCCGGTATTGTCAGCCGCCGCCTTGAACATGATGGTCTGCCCGGCGGCCAGCGCTGTGGGATGGACCAGCGTCGAAACCATGATGTCGTTGGCCGTGCCCGAAACCGCCGTGGCATACAGCATGGCCCCGTTAACCACCTGCCCGGCCGCGGCGTAGTCAGACGGATTGGCCGCCGCCCCCACGTTGGTGTGCTTGAAACCGCCCATCGGCAGATTTGCCGTCGCCGGACTCTGGCCGTCGCGGGTCACACAGTCGCTGAGACCGGCTGCAAACCCATTCATCTCGCCATCCATGCGGTCGGCACGGATTTTGATCCCATTCGCGGCATCCGATGTCCACGAATAGAGGCGGTTGAAAGTTCCAGAGCCGTTAAAGGGCATCTTTAAGTTCCCTCATAGAGGACTATAATCGTGAGATATCGGCGGGCTTCGAAATGCAGAGCAAACGTTCCGAATATCTGGGAATGATGATTCAGTTCCTGATCTCGTGTGCGGTCGGGGTTTGGGTCTTTGCCCATACCGCCGATCTCACGCCAAAGGCCCAGCTTTTCGGTTCGGCATTCTGTGGATTCGCCGCGACCTATTTCCTGACGAAGCTCTATGTCTGGCTTCGATTTGGCCGCGCCGCGGCACGCTCCATGAGCCTTGACCCCTAACGCGGGTTGAGCGCGATATCCTTGTTTCTGCCCATCAATAGCGCCGCCACCACATCTCTCGACAGTGCGGGATCGCGCAATATCTGCGGCACAGCCGCGGTCTTCGTCGCATCGACCTGGGTCAAATAGTTGGCGAGATCATCCGGGCTCAGCATCAAAAGCCGTCCTGCCTCGTCGCGGGTCGCCACCGGCATCACGGCGCGCCGGGGATGTGCAGCCGTGTCGAAAGCCACCTGCCCCATTCGCATCAACGCGGGCAGAACATTTCCTTTCCCGAGATGAACGCCTATGGAGGCAATGTCTGCGGCTTGCCTCAACCGCTTTCCGTTGTCCTGATCGGCCATCGCGTCGTTCAGTTCCTGTGTGGCTGATCCTTTGCCAGGCATCATGCGATTTCCTGTGACGGCCAATTTCGCTTCGGCCTTCACACGCCCGATGAACGCATCCGCATTCTCTGGTCCGAACAACGCGGCCAGCTTGCCACGCACAGCCGGTACATCGAGCACGGCAGGTCGAAGCCGTCCATTCTGCTGCATCGTGAAGATGCGCTGGGCAACACCACCCTTGAAGGCTTCGAGGCTGGGGCCGTCCATGTCCGCCAACATGGCGGTCATTTTCCGAACACTGGTATTCGGGTCGAATAGGACTTTCTGACCTACGGCATACTGGTTTTGCGCGCCGAGATATTCGCCGGCCGCTTTTCGAGCCTGAGCGTATTTGCCACCTTCTGGCTTCAGAGAATTCGGACCGGCTTGGGCCGTGATATCGGCGTTCTCCAGTTCCTTCACCATACGGTTCTTGAGACCAACGATGACGCCGCCTTCCTGTCTGTTCCCGGCACGGAAAGCAGCATTGATCTGATCGTCGAGCGCGCGCTTAACATAATCCAGCGTTTCCATCTTCAGGCCCGATGCGACACCGCCTTTGAATGGAAGCTTCTGGCCTGCTTCCTTGGCCTGCGCCAGCAGTTCAGGATCGGTGACACCCATCAGCGTCATATCGTTCTGCATCATCTTGCGTGCATCGGTCAGCGCGCGCTTTCCAGCCGGTGTTTCAAGGATGCGATCGATCTCTTTCGACGCAATGTTTGGATTGGCCTTATAGGCTTCGGCATAGAGCGGTTTGGCCTTCTCACGACCAGCCTGAATCAGGGCCTCGAAATTCCCTTCAGCGGCCTGGGGCGATACGCCCAGCGTGTCGGCAAAATCCGCGAGCATCCGGTCAGGCGCAGCCGCGGCGCGCGCACCCAGCACCCCTTCCAATGCATCCGGTGTTGTGCCTGCCCGCCGTCCGAGCGCTGCCAATGCTCCAACACCTGGCCGTCCGATCGCTTCCGCCGCGGTGACCGGCTTGCCTTCGAAGTCCGCCGCGGCGCGAGAAATTGCATTTGTTCCCTTCCCGGCCGTATCAGCGATTTTTGAGACGTATTGGGCAGCAGCCCGCGCCGCGCCCGGCTCAGCCGAGGTCAAAGCCGACAGGTCTGGCCGAAACGCACGCGTGGAGAGGTTGCGAAGACCTTCTGCCGACCCGGCCGTTCCCAACGCTGCGAGAATGCCGAGGGCGGGACTATCGGTTTCCTGTCCGACCGCGCCGCCGACGCTGCCGGCCCCAATCTGCGCAGCGGGCGCTGCCATCAGTGCATTGGCGACATGTTCGGCTGTCGAACCGGCCTTTGCCGTCTTGGCAACAGCAGCGGCCGGGACCATGAAAGACAGCGCATCGGCCGCACCGCGCCCCGCACCATAGGCAAGTCGCTGTTCCGTGTTCTGCGGCTTATCGGGAAGCGTCACATCGGGAACGCCAAGCGCCTTCAAAGGCGCAGCTAAGGTCTCTCCGGCTGTCTGATAAGCCTTCTTCAAACCTTTGGTGTAGAAATGTGGGTCCTCGGGCGCAGGTAAGCCAACAGCTTTGAAGCCCGATGCAACGAAATCTGGCACAAGGCCGATGGCTTCGAGCGCGCTATCGGCAAAACCCTTGGCACCCATACCAGCCGCGGTCGCAGCACGCTCAACGCCAGATGCCGCAGGCGTCGGCGCTCCAGCAGCCACCTGCATGACTTGCTTTGCCGATTCGTCTTTATCAGAAGCCGTTTGCGCTCTGATCGCTTGCGCGATCGCACGCGCATCATCTGCGTTTCCGGCCGCATCTGCCTTGCGCAACGCGTCATATAGCCGGTCCAGATCCGCCATTGCTAACCGCCATACTTCTTGAGCAACGCATTGATGTCGTTCGGCACTGGGGACGCAGAGTTCGGCGCTGCCGGCCGTTGCATGCCGAAAGTGGATGGCGGGGTTGCGCCCGAAACTGATGCCATGTTTGGCGGCGGAGCGCCGAAGTCACGCTCATAGGCTTCCGCCCGCAATTTGTCCCCTGCCCGTAACCTGTCGCGGATGGCGATCAGATTGTCACGCAACTGTGATGGCGCCAAATCCTGATCGAGGTTTCCCATCACAGATTGCAGAAGCTCATTTTCGCGATCTGAGACTTGCCCAAGAGCGCCACCGGTCGGCGAGTTTTCACGCATCTGCTGCAGCTTATCGAATCCGATATTGGACTTGATTGTTTTCAGATCAGAGGCGAGCGTTTTTGGGGGCGAACCAGGCACCCAATTCAACCATCCGGCAGGGCCTGCGGTATACCAGTCGGTATTTTTTAGCGCTTTGTCGATGGCGTCATAAACAGTCTGACGCTCCGCAGTGAGCGCCATGTAGGCGGCACGCGCCTTGTTTTGCGACTGCTGGTATTCAACCCGCTCCTTCGGCTTCAGCGACGGCAACAAATCATTTCCTGTCGCCGGTTTCCATGATGCCTGCGAGTTCGGGTTTCCGCCCTGAAAGACAAAGCCGTTTACGACCTGGCCAACATCCGGCATTGGCATGTCAGTTACCCCAGTCCATTGCCCACGGGTTCAGGTTTGAGGTCTTGTCGGCTATCCCGGCCTTGACCGCCTTTTCCTGAAGCGCAAGCGCGCGAAGGCGCATATCCGCAGCCTGCTTGTTCTTTGGGCTATTCGGATCGGCCGGTCCGCCGGGGATGGGTTCCCACCCTGTATGATCGGCATTCCATTGGTAGCCAGGCGGTAAACCGGTGTTAGGCGGCTTGACTGGAGAAACGAGTTGCCCGTTGGAATCGCGCTGGCGGTATCCGGTTGCGGCAATCTCTTCGGGCGTCAGATCGCGGTATTCGGTGCGCGGCTTCATCTGGCTTTCGAGGATGGCCGCGCCAACCTTCTCGGCTGTGTCATTGCCGCTCGAAATGAGCCCAGATATATCCCCGCTTTGAAGCGCTGACCGCAGCGCATCCGCATTTTCCGCATTGGCTTCGTCGCGCCTGTCACCGGCGCGCTTCGCCATGTAGCTGCCGAGAAGGGCTTGTCCGACGCGCGCGAGCGCTTCACCGGGACCGCCGACTGCCGGTGAGGCATCGAGGCCATGCCCCATGATGGCTTTAGCCAATGCTTCCTGATGATCAATCCGTCGCGTGTCCTGAAACGGCATCGGGACATTCGGCAACTGCGGCTGTTGCAGGAACTGGATGAAGTTCGGTTGATGCTGAGGCGGGGCGTAGTTGATGGGCATAGGCGCGTTCCTAGGCAAGAATGAGGGCGCTGCCGAGCGTGCCGCCAAGGCTGGCAAGACCGCCCCACATCGCGTTCTGCTGCTGCAACCGCTGCTGATATTGCTGGTAGCGCTGGTTGTAGTTCTGGTTGATCAGGCCAGCGATATCGACGGGCTGCACTTGCGTGTTTCCGGTCGATCCAAATTGCGGGAACTGGACCTGTCCGCCATTGAGCAGCGCCGAGATTTCATTGATCGGCAGTTCGCGCAGATAATTGGATTCGGTGATGCCCTGTTGGCGGGCGGCTGCCGCCTGCGCCGCCTGCGCCTCAGCCTCGGAAAGTCCCTGCTGACGCGTCCCGCTCGCCACATCGATGCCAGTGAGCATTTCGGCCAATGCATTCTGGCGGGCCTGATTGGTGGCATTGAACTGCGACTGCTGTTCCGACATGCCCTGCTGGCGACCCTTGATCGCGGCGTCGAGTGCTGTCTCCTGTTCGTTCAATCCTTGCGACCGGATGCCGAGAGCGTCCGCCAATTGCTGTTGCAGCGCGTTGAGGCCGGTATTGTAGGCCGTGTTTTCGATGCCGAACTGGTTCGATTCCGCTGCCAAGCCTTGATTGAAGGCATCGTTGCGGGCCGCGCCGTATGCAGACGATTTCGACTGGTTGAACTCGGACATGGCCTGATCCCACGCCGGAGTGCCGCGCGCGATACCGCTGTTGACCAGTTGTGTTTCGAGATTGCGCTGGCTCTTTTCCCATTGCGGATCGAGGATCGCCGTCGCATTGGAATAGGCGGCATCCTGTGCGCCCTTGAGAACATCGGCATTGGCCGTGGGGCGCGCGCCAAGAGACGAAAGGTCGAGCCCGGCCGGCATATCCCCCAACTTGGAGAGATCGATGCCGGTCATCGCGGGCAGGTTCGAGAAGTCGAGCGATTGCTGCGCGGACGGCAATTTGCTGGTGTCGAAGGCCGGAATCTGCGGCAGGCCCGAAAGGTCTAGGCTCGACGGGACCGAAGGCAACCCGGAATAGTCCTGCGGCTTGTCGAGAGCAGAGGTGACCTGCCCTGTCCCCTTCAGGGCCAGGTTGTTCAGCGCGGTCCCGACCTGTTGTTGCAGATCGAAGGATTTCTGCCCCTCCGGCGAAAGCGTGACAGTCGATTGCCATTGCGGCGGTGTGTTGGCATTGCCGGGGCTCAACTGCGTATAGGTCAGGCTGCCGAGAGGCGTCGTCTGATTGACGAAGTTCATCGCCTGTTCGTAGGCCGCCGTCTGCCGGTTCTCCTTGCCTTGCGCCGCCGCTGTCTGAACGGGATCGGGCGCGGCCGGGGGTGAGCCTGCTGATTTCATGCCGCCACCTGTTCAGTTGGAAAATGCACCCAGCGCGCCGCATCTTCCCGGCGCAGCGCATAGATCACGGTGTCGTCGGCGTAAGGTCGGTTCGGAATGATGCCGCGTTCCTTGAAGCCCAAGCCCTGCAGGAATTTTCGCGTCCTGCGGTTGGTGCGATCGGTCGTGGCGCAAAGCACATGACAGCCAAGCTGCACGAATGGGTAATGAAGAATGGCGGAAATCACGCCGCGCCGAGCCCAGCATGGATCATCAGCCGCCATGCTCACTTCGATGCGCGCGCCACTCCCAACATGCGAAAAATCGTGAAACAAAACGCCCGCGATCACCTTTGGTTCTTGCTGCGAGCCGACGCGGATCACACCGATTGCGGTATAGGTGCGCGGGATCAGCACGCGGTGCATATGAGTCCGCTCCATCACCCAACGGGCAATGGCCTCGTTGAACGGGTCTTCCGCACTCTTGGAGAAGACGAGGCTCAACATCAGAGCGGCCCCCCGGCGATGAGAAGAAGATCAAAGGCGGTGACCGAAACCGGCAATCCGATGGTCGAAGTGCGAAACAGGATGCTGCCGCAGGTTCCGATGGCTGGGGTATTGCGCCATTCTTTCAACGTGGTCAGCGTGGACCACGCGCTCACATCCCACGTCGCTTCGTCCCATACCGGCGCGGCATCATCGCCGGACGTGTCGATAACCCCGATCTGCACATCCGTATCGAAATCGACCGCGATGCCCAGTCCATATTTCAGCGATGGTCCGCTGACGATGATCGGCTTGACCATCTGATAACTGGCCTGCCGTCCCTTGCCGCCGTGATAGGCATATGCTGCCTGAATAGAGCCGACGATGGGCTCGCCATTGTCGTCATTGCCTTCATCGGCACGAATGATGTTGCCGCCGTTGTCAGCGAAATAGAGCTTTTCCTTGAAGACGGCCCAGGTCCGCGCGTTCCAGCCGAGATAGCGGCACCATGCGCCGGTCGTCGCGTTCAATACGTATTGATGCTGCTCGACACCTTCTTGCACAGGAACATTGAACAGGACCTGCGACCCACCCGGATAGGAGATCGCTTCCCACCCGAACGAGTTCCGATAGAGACTGGCGGCGCTGCTGAAGGCTTTGCGAATGCGATCGCTCAGCGCCACCTTGTTGGTTTCAGCGCGGTCGAGGCTCAGAATGCGTCCCAGCGGAATTACACCGTCAATGGTGATTACCGCCAGATCGGCGCCCGTCTTGATCAGGCAGCGCCGTCCAATCGGCGGCGGAATGTCGTAGCGACCGATCAGGGACCAGTTCGTGGCGTCAGCAGGGTCCGTGCCGGAATAGATCGCGACCTCGCCCATGCTGGTGATGAAGGCAGCGAGATCGTCCATGCCGTCGCCGCCGTCGCGGGTCCATGAACCACCGGCAACGAGATGCCCCCCACTCTTGAAGACTGGGCCGAGATCAAAACCGGTAGCCGTCCCCGCAACGGAATCGACCGCCAGAAACCAGAATTTCAGGCTGGCGTTCTCCAGGAAGAACAGCCGCTTCTTGAATACGAACAGAAAGGCAAGATCAGTCGTATCGACGCCGGTGATGGCATAAGGCGTGCTGGAACCGTTGACGCTCTGCCACGTCGTGCCGTCATAGATCAGAAGTTCATCGACGCCATTGACCGCTTCGATGAAATGATTCCCCGAGGTGCTGTAATTCACCGCTTCCCAGCGGGAATTGGTGAGCCCCGTAACGGCCGCGGCTCCGGCCGCCCCGCCCGACGAGACATTGTAGATGCCACCCGCCGCCCAAGCCCACATCTCTTCCGCCGAAGCCGCGCCATAGACGGAGAGGGTTTCGGCCGGACTGGGAAGGCCCGTGACATGGGAGACACATCCGCCGCGAAGCGTGACATCGGCGGTATCCGGGAAATAATTGTCGAGCACCACGGCATCGGCAGGTTTCATCGCTGGCAGCGGGTCGCGCGCATTCCAGCCGCGCGTCGGCGCCGGCTGGGATGTGATCTGGCCGGTCGGCGCGAGCATGACGGAGTTGCGCGGCGTGCGCTTGAGGGCGGCAGAAAGTCTCAATTGCCATACCCAGTTTCGGGAATATTGAGATAGCCGAGAAAACGCTGGACCAGACCGGGCCCGACCAGCGAAGCGCCGGGCTCCGGCCGGTCGCGACCAGAAATCTTGTCGAGCATTTCATTGTGCTCGTTCAGTTCGGTCGTGAACGGCAGACCCTTGGCGCGCAGAAACCGCCATTTGAGGCCAAGCCGCATCAGCGTGGCGTCGAGCAGCGGGAAATCAGTGTCGTTCGTGACGCGCGTGCAAATGGATGAACCGTCATTCAGGCTTACCCATGCGTTGGAGATGTACTCAAAGACCAGATCGGCGCCGCTTGTTCCCGGCGTCGGGTCGATCACGAATTTCCGCACCGCCATATTGACGCCGCGGACGATGCGATAGCGACGGAAGTAGATGCCGTTACCGATCAGCCCGGATTTGATCGTCTGCCACATGGCCGGGCTGATGGGCCCGCGCACCGGTGTCAGTTGCGACCGGTCCCACACCGTGTTGATCACCAGATGATCGAAATCGCCGGGCAGATCGTATTCGGCCTGATCAACAACGGTCGGAAAGACGTTGACGCGATCCAGAATCGTCCAGTCGGTATCACTCGCCAGTTCCTTGCCATGGGCATTGAACAGGGAAAGCATCTGCCGGGCCATTGGATCGGAACTCCCCACCACAGACGCGAGCCGCGGCAGGGAGAGTTCGTCCATGGCGTCCTGAATGATCTGGAGCACGCTATCAGGCATGGGCTTTGGACGGCTTCTTGGGTTTTTCGGGAGGCTGATCGATTGCCGCCGTCAATTCAGCCAGTTCACGCAAAATCGCATCGCATTCGATGATGGTGCGCATGGACTGGTCCATGAGTTGTGCAGCATTGGCCCGCGCCTGCTGATATTGCTGGGCGCGGGCTTCCAGAAAGGCCTTGTCCATGACGGCTTACCGCTGCTGCGCTTGCGGACGCGGGACTGGGCGTGGCGGACGCTGCTGCGGCGCGGGCACGGCACCTTCGGGCGGACGGCCCATGGCGGCTGCGCCATCGTCATCTTCAGTTTTGGCCGTGGCCGAAGGCTTCAGAAGGTTGGACAGTTCGGCGACCTTGGCCTTCAATTCCTTGATCTCGGCATCCTTGGCTTCTTCAGCCGCAGCGTCTTTGGCCGACTTCAGCATTTCCAGCCGCTTGCGTGCGCGCTCGCGCAAGCCCCGGCCATCGATCGGCACGATATCGAGTTGTCCATCGGTGAGACCGGCCAGTTGTTCGACCGTGTGGACATTGGCGGCCTTCAGGGTATGGAGAAGCGCCCCATCGCCCACCATCAGTTCCAGCGGAGTGCCTTCGCGGGCCGTGTCGCGGCCCTCTTTCCAGGCCCGATAAGCGCCGGGGAATTTCTTCTTGATGGTTTCGGTCACGACATGGACCGGGCCTGATTTGGCATCGCCCGGCACCAGCAATTCGACCAGTTCCTCATCCGCGAACTGGCCATCGCCAAGGGAAACGGTGCGGTTGAAAAACTTCGGGATGATGTTGGCCGCACCTTGCGAGCGGGTGAGATCGTCGGCGCTCATCAGACTGTCGGCGTCAAGGCCGGAGCCCGCGAGAAATGCGCCGTTCTGGATAGACATGATTGTCCTTTCCGGCAAAAGCAGGTGCGGTCATCGCTGCCGCACCCGCTACTTGCTCATGAGATTGGTTAGAGGGTGGCGCCGACCACCGGGTTGAAGATGACGCCCGGCGCACTGCCCGCCGCGACACCATTGGCCGTGGTGAGCACGATACCTGAAGCCGTCTTCGCGCCGCCGGTGCCGTCATCGTCAAGCTGGCCGCCGGTGGCGGTGGTATTCAGTTTGACGTTGGCCGCGCACGACGCATTGACACGGATGCCGGGACGCACGCCGCCGGTCTGAAACCAGCCATACTGGTTCTGGGCCATGGCACCGGGTGCAACGCCGATGCGCAGACCAAACGGCGAATTGGTGGTGGAAGCCAGAGTGGCCGACCACGCCGCATCGAGAACCGCGACATAGTCAGCACCGGTGATCGCACCACCTGCCTTGCCGTAAGTCCATTCCCCGCCGTCCGTCCCGTGCGCCACGGTCCCGACCGCAAAGGCTGCCGTATCATCGACGCGGGAGAAATCCGCGCCGAGCAGTTGTTCAGTCTGAAAAGACATCTCGCACCTCCTTACGGCCGGATGACGCCTTGCAGGCGCCGGTTAGAGGTCGTCATGTTGCCTGCCCAGCCGAGCAGCTTGACGGTTGCGTCCTGATTGACGGACGACCGTTCGCCGGGGCCGAGTGGAACCATGTCGCGCTGTTTGTGAACTTCGAGCCGCAGATACTTCGTGTTGAGGAAGTACATCCGGCTTGCCGGTGCATCGCCGTCGAGGCCGCCATCCGCCACCACGTCGGCGTTCTTGAACTTCAGATTGTCGAAGCCCGCCGAAGCCATTTTGGCATCCATGAAGCGCTGCTGCGCCTGCAGGGATTCCCAATAATAGCTGTAGAAGATGTTGTCCGCGACGATCAGATCGACCTGATCGCGATTGCGCTTGGTGGACAACCACGTGGTGTTCATGGCGCGCTGGATCGTGGTCGGTCCCGGCGTCGGTGCACCCGACTGCGCCGCGAACGAGTACACGTAGTTCTGCCAGAAGTCCCACGTGCCGGCATTGATGCCGCCGACCGTACCGGTTCCCGCATCACTGACCAGCAATTGAAGGCCGCCGACCTGTTTGCCGGAAAATCCGGTGCCGTCCGAATAAAGACCATCGGACAGATTGTTGACCATGGTCGATTCCGCATTGGTAATGCGTTCCTCGATCAGATCGAACACCTGTTCCGGGCCCGAGTTCTGCAATTGCTCAAGACCGGACCAGGACACCGCGACGGCAGCCTGTTTCCAGTTATATTCCGCCGCCGTGAATACATCAGACGGCGAGACATTGAGCGTGTCGTAGCCCGAATAGAACCCGAAGGTGCCATTCTCGGCATATGCGATTTCCCGCACGATGGTACGGCCGCCCGACAGCAGCTTTTTGTTGCCTTTGTCGTTGAGCCGAAACATCAATGCGGTGTTGTTGGTGAAAGCGTCCGAAATGTCCTTGCTGCGGTTTTCGAGCGTGGACGTGACGATTTCGGACAGGCCTGGTGAAGCCATGGCTGAAATCTCCTTTGGTTGGGTTGGTTAAACGTTCCACCCCATCTCGCGCGCTGTTTCGCGCAGGGTGGCGCCGACCGAACCTCTCGAAACCGGTGAAGCCGCCGAGGTGGATGCCCCGGACACGCTCACGCCCGCTTTCCTGGCCTTGTCCACCTGCCGGGCCCGTTCGTCTGCTGCCTTCTTTTCGCTCGCGGCCTTTTCGGCCTTCAGAAGGGCGTCACGGGTGCCCGGTACGGCATAAATGGCCTTTTCATAGGCGGTCTTCAGAGCGGGAATGAGCCCCCCGCACTGTTCGATGTTCACATTGCCAGACTTGATGAGTGCCGCCATCGTCGCGGTCACCTCTTGATCGGCAATATGAGGATAGAGGAGTTCGCCGGAAGCATTCTTCGCCTCGCGAAACTCGGTAATGGATTGATGCAATTGGTGCTGGGCCTGTTCAGCAGCTTCGCGCTCGGCGCGCTGCGCCTGGGTTTCGAAATGCTCGACCTTCGAGGTGAGCATCTTGAAGGCTTCGGCCACCTTGGGATGAAGCGTACCGAACGGATCGTCATCGGCATCGGGGTTCGCGGTGCCACCGAGCTTCCCGGCCACCTTGCGCAGATCGACGTTGAGGTTCTGCGCCAGCCAGATCAGGCCTTCTTCCGGCTTCTGTTCGAGGAACAATTGTGCGGCAAGCAGGTTGCGCACCACGTCGGACTCGGATTGGCCGGTTTGGGTCAGTCGTTCGCGATGCGGCGCAAAGATCTGATCGATCGGTTCGAACCGGCGCTTCATTTCGGCCAGCGCCTGCGAATTGCGGGTGTTGTCGCCTTCCATGGCCTTGTGCCGGGCCAGCAGCCACTGCTGGGCTTCGGGCGACTGCTTGGCGAACATCGCCTTGTCTTCGGCCGACCAGTGCTGAGGTGCCTGCGTCCCGGCACCCATCGTCGCCTCGGGCGCTTCCTTCATAACCGCGGCGGCCTTGTCAGGCTTTCCACCTTCAGGCGCTTGCGTAGCGGCTGGCTGGTCACCACCGGCATTCAACGCGGTCTGGGCTTCCTCAAGGCTTTCGCGCACGGTGCGCGGCTCAGCTTTGAGATCAGAGACCGCGCCAAGGTCGTCAGTCGTCAGCGCTGGGTCTTGCGTCTCATCGTCCATCGATCTTCTCCATGTCCGTTTTCATTTTGTCGCGGAGGGACAGGGCCGCGCGAAAACGGGATTTGTCCCTTTTGATCTTCTCGGCTTCGATCAGCGTGCGAAGATCACATTCGGCTTGGAAATCCTTGGACGCGCCGGAAACGGGGATGTTTCGTGCCATCAGCTCAACTCCTGCACCGCGCGCTTGATGCTGTTCTTCACGCTCGGCAGACGCTTGAGGCCCTGCCGTTTCGTGATGCGTTTTTCGTTGCCGATTTCGATCAGGTCGTGCCGCTTCATCATTTCGCGCTTGGCGCTACGCGACGAGATTTCGGCGCCGTCCACGGCCACATTCACAAATGGCCGGATGTCCCGCATGACCTGCGGAGACGGCAGATCGGAGCGCATCCGGCGCGCCTCGCGGCTGCGCTGGACGGCACGGCGATATTGATCCTTAGGAACCCAGCGGAGCGTGTCGGGGTCGAGCACCCACGCGCCCCGCTCGATCAGAGCGTCGGACATGACAGCCATTTCGTTTTGGGTAGCGTTTAAGCGGTGGGCGCTGGCACCGGCGCAGCCGGTTGAGCGAAGGGGCGGTAGCCGTCAAAAGGATTGAGCCCGAACTTCATCGCCAGTTCATCGCGGGCGAGTTGGAGTTTGCTTTCCAGTTCGCGTTCTCGCAGCGCAAGTTCCGCTTTCTCAATCGCGTCCTTCTGCTGCAGCTTGTTCTGTTCGATCTCGCCGTCCTGCTGAATCCCGGCCTGCTTCACGGCGAGTTCATCCTGCGCGCGCTGCGTATCTGCTTGAATTTGTGCCATGCTGGTGTCCGGTTCCGGCGCCGATTCTGCGGCCTGTGGTGGGGGCTGGGCCGCGGCGCGCTCCAATTGCGCCATCGTGGTTTCGAACACGTCTTCGAGTTCGCGCCCCGCCTTAAAGCCTCGCACGCCGAACATGAGCATCTGGCCGAGAAGCGGAACGAGCGCCGGCAATTGCTGGCCTGCCGTGACCGCCTGCTGAAGAAACGATCCCGCCGCGCTCAGGAACTGTACCCGGTCCTGCTGTTCCTGGGCCTGATCGGCCTCCACCATCGAATCTGTCTCGATATCGAGGTGGGTGAGCCGCATCGGGTCGTTGCGCAGCATCTCCATGACCTGGTCGAATATCTCGTCGGCATTTTCTCCCTGCGCGACCCGTTCCAGAATCTCCGTCATCTGATCGAAGCCTGAAATCTGGCGGATCGTGGCGGGTTCGAAATGCTCGGCAATCACTTCGGCGGTGAGACGGAGCCCATCGCGGGCGAAACGGGATACGGCCTTCCGCCGGTCGTCAAGCCGCAACGTGGCAAAGTTTCCCTTGATGCGCTGGGCTGTCGCCGTCTCGCTCGCCATCGAAGCGCCGCGCACGATGTCGGAAATCCCGGTGATCTCGTACACGTCCTGCTTGAGCAGGTTCCGCATCGCAGTCAGCTTGTCGAGGACGCCCACAATCTGGTCGAGCGGGACGAAACTGATCTGGCCCTTGAGGCCGCCCTTCTCCGCGAATGCCGCCCAGTTATCGACCGGGACAAGGAAGTTTTCCGGCCGCTCATTCAGAAGATTGGCAAGTTCCTTGTTCGACTTGTCATAGGCGCCGCGCACCGCGATTGCTTTGGTTAGCAATGCAATGCGTTCGGTCAGTTCGTCGATCTGATGCGCCTGATCCTGATAGAGCGCATAATCGGGCACCGGTATCAGGCGGTCATTGGTCAGCGTGGCATAAAGCGGCTTTGGACACGGGAAGAAATCGCGCAGGTGCAACGGATCATCGCGCCGGTCGAGGAATTGCGTCGGAATGTCGGGGCTGAGCCAGAGCGCCTGTTGCGTGCTCTTGTCCCAGATTTCCCACACCAAGGTCAGGTCATCTACCGTCGCCGGCATATTCGCTTTGGAACCGGACTGGGGATCATCCTTCTGGTAGCGGCGATTGTATTTCAGTTGTCCTGCCAGTTCCGCGCCGAACCGTTTCGTCGCCGTGTCCTTGTCGAGCAATGTGCGCGCCGCGACCCAGCGCACCTTCTTCCACGTCGGCGCCGGATCGTGGATGAAATCCTTCCAGTGGACGTAATCGAGTGGTGCGTGTTCACCAGCGAGCGATTCCTGATAGGACGGCTGCGGGGGTTGCTGTTCGGTGCCCTCCGTGCCCGGCGGCGCGGGGGCAAGAAGTCCAGTCGGCGCATTCGGCGCCGGTCCGCTGCCGTCCTCGGGCGCCTGGGGCGCATCAGGCGCGGTGAGAGGAACCTTGATGATGATTGGCTCATACCGCTGCCAAGCCGTGCCGCGCGCGACCAGCAAGTAATCGTCCCGCCCCTGGGTCATCACCTCATCGAAGTCGCTGCAGTCCATCTCGTAGGTGACTGCGCGTTCCAAGACCATGCTGGCGATGCGGGCGATGGCGTCCTTGTCGTGATACCGCCGCGTCACGTTCATCTTCGGCGGTTTGGCATAGACGGCAGGCCCCAAGGTCTGCACGTTCGACCACAAGAGATTGAAGCGCCTGTCCCGCGCCACGGCGAGACTGTCGGACCTTTCATCCCGATAGCGTTTGACGATCTTGTCGCCGCGCTCGAAGTACGGCTTGAAATACTCCATCGTGATGGTGATGCGGTTGAGCCATTCCTTGACCAGTTTGGCCTCGGCCAGCACATCGGGCGGGGTCTGATCGTCATTCACACCCGATACTCCTGCTGCCGCATCCGCGATCCGATCTCGGCAAGTTCGTCAAAAGTCATGTCTTCGATGCGCTTGATGCTCTTGGGCTTCTGGCGCTCAATGGGTTCGCGCTGGGCCTGTGCAATCGCCATGATGCGAGCACCGTCCGCGCCGTGGCTGGCCCAATTGTGCAGCGGCGTGGACTTGAAGACCTTGCGATCATCGTCCCATTCGCGCTGATAGTTCCGTAGACATTCGATGCCGTCGGCACACTCGCTTTTGTCGAACCATGCCTTGGCGAGAAACTTCCGGGTCGCCTGGATGCCGTCCTGCACGGAAAGATTGGGTGCCACGCGCAGCGAAAGCTGCCGTTCTTCCCACGCGATTTCGAGGAGGGACTTGCCCCTACTTGCCAGAGTCTTCGGTCTGGCATCCCATGGCACCCAATGCAGGGCTTCGCGCGGGTCCGTCTTCCAGTAGCGCCATCCCTTGCGCTCCGCATATTCGGTCAACTTGTCGGCGTAGTGGGTGATGTCCTGCCCATGCGCCGAGTAATAGCCCAGAACCCGCGGCTCATTCAGAACCGTCTGGAAGAACCAGATTGTGGTGTCATCGCTATAGCCAAGGTCCCACGCCGTTTCGACCAGATGGTTGGGGTCGTGCTCGATCCCATCAACGATGCGCCCCGCGGCCTCAAGCTGTGCGATCTGCTTGGCATAATAGGCGCCGACCAGCGGCGCATCGAAGCTGCAGCCATATTCCTGATCGAACAGGGCCTCGCCGTCTTCTTCGCCCCACTCCTTGATCAGTTCCCGCTTGATGCGGGCCAATTGATCCGGCCTGAATACCGCCGTGTCGTAGGCCGTCTTTACGTCCGCGAACCAGTCCGGCTCGGATCGCGCCAGTTCGAGTGTGCGGTGTGCATGGTTGCGGCCGCGCGGTGTGGTGATGAACAATGCCCAGCCGCCATTTTCGTCGAGGATAGGTCGAAGGATGGCCCATGCATGGGGATCGGCCAGCGCCCATTCTGAAAATGTGATCCCGACCGGCGGCGAACCGACGAGGCTGTTGAAATTGTCGGAACCCACTACCTGCCACGTTGAGCCGTTTTTGAAGCGGCAGAACATGTCGGACTCGCGAAAGTCCTCGCGAATTTCCGGCGGAAAGGCTTCATCAACGCGACGCTTGCCGGTGCGCGGGTTGACGGCTTCCCAGATTGCCTTCCGCGACTGGTTGGCCTTTGGCAGCATGTGCCAATAAGTTCCGACGCGCTCATAGGCGGCACAGGCGGCGCGATGGAGGGCAACGTCGTCCTTGCCCCATCGCCTATGAGCGACCTCGATCGCCCGTAATCCTCCATGTTCAAGGTATGACCATAGCGGCAATTGATCGTCACGCGGTCGCCAGCCGCCGTGAGGCAAGGTTATGGCAGACATTCAGTCTTCGGCCAGTGACCGGGCGACGTGTCGAATGCGGCCGAGGACGACGAACGGATTCACCATTTCTTCGGCCCGTAGCGCAATCGAAGCGGCGTGACCATTGTGCGCGTCTTCCACGATGTAGACCTCACCTTCCTCGCGCACATGGTGGCTTCGAAGGTTGAGGCCTGCGTCTGCGATGGTCTCGCGGATTTGGCTATGAGCGACAGGCATGGATGCCTCGCTATTGCGTCACCACCGCCCCTTTGTGGAGCCCATAGCCGACCCGGCCCTTGGAATGCGCTGGCACCGTCTTGGCCGGAACAAAGCGGCCCGTCTTCGGATGGCGCAGATCGTGGCGTTTCACTTCATCCGCGCGCGAGAACTCCTGCCCCACGTCTTGCGGAATACCGACCTTGGCCGCAAAGGCCGGATCGTGCGCGACGGCCTCCATGAGGCGGTGCTGGGCGGGCGAGCGGCTGGGCATTTGAGCCTCCTACTGTGTCGGCCGCATGCCAACTGGCGAGACTGCACCGCGCGGGCCGGTCGGTACCGGCACAGGGCCTGTCGGGCGCGGCGGCCCAGCGGGAGGCGGAACAGGGCCGGAAGCTGCGTCAGCCGGAGCGCCTTGGCTCCCCATCTGCTGCACCATTTGGGCCGCAGCGCCGAGGATTTGTGCCCGCTGCAATTCGATCTGGAGCAATTGGACCGCAAGCGCGATCAACTGCGGCGGCGGCCCACCATTTCCAGGAGGCATCGGCTGGCCGGGTGACGACATGATTACGATCCTTTCGGGGTTGTGGTGGAGTCGGTGAAGCGAACGATGTTCACTTCGATAGGCCCACCATCCTTGCCACTATGCTGGACAGCGGCGAGTTTGGGATGAACGTATGCGGCAGCGGCCTTCGCCATATCATCGCGACGCGAAGGGTCCGCTTCCGGGTCCCGCATGACCCTAAGCATATAATCCAGCGGGGTTTCGCCGCTCGCGGCAATCTCCTTCTGCCGTTCCGCCGTCGCCTTATTCGGCACGCCAGACTTTCTGCCGGCACCGTCACGCTTGCCGCCACGCGCCATGTTTGATTACCTTTGATTGTTTTTCACTGGGGAAGGAAAAATCAAATGACGAACTGGCAAGTCGGCGACACTGTTCGGCTTAAGTCGGGTGGTCCGCGCATGACGGTTAAAAAGCATTGGGAAAGCGACAGAAATGTAGTGGAATGCCATTGGTTTGAAGAGAACGAATTGAGACAGGGGAAATTTGCGCCAGATGAACTCACAGAAGACGATGGGACAATTTCAATCCCATGATCTCACCGTCAATTTCCGGTCGCGACAATTTCCGTAAGTGCTTGATTTTTCAGGAATTTTGTGGCGGCGTTTTTCCACGCTCCGCCGTCCGCGCTGGGCGGACAAATCACAGTTAACGCATGAGAAATGCCGCTTTGTGAATTCGATGTCAAGTTTGTGCGTCACGCCGACACCGCTTCCAGATCGCTTTCCGACATCTCTACCGGCGTCTCGCGGCCGAATAACGAGAGCAACACGCGCACACGTTCTGATGACGATCCCTCGACCAAACCGCAGAAGCTGCTGAATGGACCTTCTTTGATCCGCACTTCCTGACCCTCGCTGAACTTTGCTCCGTGCTTTTCCCGTACCTGCGGCCTGTTCATGCGCCGGATCGCGCGGATGACGGGATATGGAACCGGGCATGGCTGGCCGCGACAATCGCAAAGAATCTGGTAAGCCGGGATCAGCGGGTCCCGCAGGATTTGACCCCAATCGTCCTTCTGCCGGTTGAATGCGGCGAAGATGTAGCGCGGGAACAACGGGCCGGCATTGACGGGCACCCACCATTTGCCCTGACGTTGCATCCGCTGTTCGAAGGGCAGAAATGTCGGAAAGCCAATCGCTGCAATGCGCGTGGCGGCGCTGATCTCGGCTCTTGCCCGCGTCTGCACAACATACCAGCGCCGTCCCATATTTCTGTCCTCTACGCATACTGTTTTTGTTGACGAAATCCGAATTCGACCAGGATCGGCTTGGGAAACAGGCAATCGGGATCATCTGGAGGTGGCCCGTCCGTCGATAGCCAGAATTTCCGTTCGACGTAGCGGCGAACCTTGTAGTGCTCGTCGCTCTCGCCGGGCTGCCGAATGCAGGGCGCGCGAGCGTTGGGATCGGGGTTAGTAATTTCCGATAGCGAGGCTTTATGAGGATCGCCACCTTTGTCCTGGCAACGCTGGAGCCATGAATTGACAAATCGCATCATGCCATTGCGGGTTTTCCGCTTCGCTCGATTTGCGAGCAGCCAGCCGCGCATGTTCCGCAGATGGGTCGAAACATCGACGCTCGGATATAACTTTTCGAATTCAAGACCTTGGGCTTGGAAGATCGGCACTTCCTCGCCATCGATCTCGTAGCGGTTTGTGGGAAGACGGATGATTTCAGGACCTCGCGCTTGAGCGGCTGCTCCTGCAGCCCTCAGGGCAAGACCGAACGTAGTGAGGTTTATTCCTTCTCCATCCTCCCTCTTCCATCCTTCATCCTCCATCTGACCGGAGATTTCCCCACCGGTGGGTAACTGGTGGGGAACCGGTTCGGTACCGGTGGGCGAATTAGAGTGCTTATTGGGAGGGGAATTCCCCTTTTCATCCTCATCAACATCCTCTTGTTCCGCACCGCGGGCCTTATAACCATGCTTTATATATGGCTTGATCTCCTCAGGTACTGGATGAACCGGCTTCGGTTTCTTCGGCCGCTGGAACTGACAGAAGTTCTTGCACGCGCCATAGACTTTTCCATCCGCTTCAAACTGCCGAACCCATGATGTTTCAAGTTCCTGAAGGAGAACCGGTACTTCCACATTGTCGGCTGGAAATATCCGCATCTTCAATGTGAGTGGCTTCCATTCGAAAATACCATTGTCATCTGCTTCAACCCAAAGCCCCTTGAGAAGCTCTCGGGCCGGAAAGCTGAGGACGGCATAATTCTCGTCGGTGAATAGGCCGGGATGGATGGAGCGAATTCTGGACATTATTGCCTCCGCGCGAGCAGGGCCGCCTGACCATGCAATATCCCTAGCGCTTCCACAGCGCATTTGACCGGATCAGCCCATATCTCGCTGCCTGAATAACGCAGGATCATCATTCCAGCCTGTTGGAAATATCGGTCGCGCGCTTTGTCACGCTGCGCCTGATCCTTCGTCTTTTCATGGAAGTTGTGGCCATCACATTCGATGGCACCGACAACAGTGGGACCTCTAGAATCTTTAATGGAGATAACAAAATCGGCGCGATAACGTCCGACAGGCCATTGCGGAAAAATTTTGATGCCGAATGTTCTTGGCGCCCACGCTAAATTGAGCGGATCGAGACGTTCAAAATCCCTGGTATCGACAAAATCATTGTCGCCGCACCCCCCATAGTATTCGTAATTGCGCATGACGTGGAGCAGCCCATAGGCCATGAGTTCCTCGATAGGTGTCCACGCAAAAACGTCATAACCGAGACATTCAAAACGCTCGAAAAAATCGGTCTTCGTTTGGGCCGCCAATTGTTCGGCCATTTGCTGAATCTTTTTATAGCTTCCACTCAAAGCATCATCTCCTGTGCCGAAGTGGTGGGCTGGCCATCGTCCGGATCTGAGAACCGGACAAAAGGCGCATCGAATTTCAGTTTGGCGCTGCCCAACGGGCCGCCCCGGCGCTTGGCGCCGAACAGTTCGGCCCAGCCGCGAGCGCGCTCACAGGCTTCCTGCCATTGACCGTAGGCTTTCTGGTCGGTCTCGGGCGGCACGCTGCGTTCGAGGAAATATTCTTCGCGGTGGAGAAACCAGATGTGGTCCGCATTCTGCTCGATCGCGCTAGCGCCATAGAGGTCGGAGAGGATTGGCCGGTGATCGTTCCGCTTCCAGAATTCCCGGTTGAGATGGGCAACCAAGAGGACGCCTACCTCCATTTCCTTGGCGAGCGCTTTCAGATCCCGGGTGATCTGCTGCATCTGTTCGGTGAAATCGGCACGGCGGTCTTCGGAACGAATGAATCGCAGGTGGTCGATGATGACGAGGCTCAACCCACCTTGGCGTCGGCGCATAGCCTGACACCGGGCCCGCATCTGGGCCGTGGTGAGATAAGATGTATCGTCGATCCGTAGCGGAAGTTCGGCCATGGCTGGCGCGACTTCGAACGCTCTGGTCACATCAGCTTCGCTGGTTCGGCCCTCGGTGAGCCGGTTGGAGGGGACTCCCACCTCCTTGGCGATGAAGCGCATACCGAGTTCTTCCGCCGCCATTTCGAGGCTGAAGAACATGGTGGCGTGACCCGCAGAAGCCGCCGAAAGCGCGATCTGAGCAACAAGGCCCGATTTGCCGAGGTTTGGTGCTGCCCCCAATACCGTCAAATCTTTTGGGAAGATGCCTCCAAGCGCAGTATCCACACACCGGATGCCGGTGGAGATTTTGGCCTTGTCGGGATTGCGCCGGGCTGCATCGGCAAGTTCGGCCGCACGCAACGCGACCTGATAAATGTCCTGCGGCCCCTTCCCGGCTTCTTCCTTGTGCGTGGCGTCGTAAATCTGTTCGCCAAATCGGTCGGCCAGTGTGTCGGGATCAATCTCGGCGCCCTCACCCATACAGGCATCGGCCATGTCTTCGCCAAGCTTCAGAAGCGTGCGCCGGGTGGCAATATCCCGGATAATCTTGGCCGTGGCTTTGACGTTGAGCCCGGCCGGAGATGAGAACGCGAGACCCTCCAGATATTCGATCCCGCCGACTTCCTCCAATCCCTTATCGCCGCGCATCGCGGAATTGAGGCTCACCGTGGAGATGGTTTCATCGCGCGGAACTACGGTGGCAATGGCTGCGAACAGACGCTGGTGAAGGGCATCGTAGAAGTGTTCCGTAGCCAGCATATTCCTATCGGCAACTTGCCAGTATTTCCGGGGGTCGCGGATAAGCGTGCCCAGCAGAGCCTGCTCAGCCTCTATATCAAAGGGCAACGGGCGGTATTCGATGCGGGCATGGATCGGAACTTCTGCGTTCAAAGCCTCTTCTCCATCGCTTGCGCCATTGTTTTGAGCACCCTGGCGATGCGCGCACGTTCGAGGCCATACCTATCGGCAAGCCGGACCAGAACAGCGATACGCTCAAACAGCCAAAGCTGCTTTTCGCTCTGCCAGCATTCGAGCTGTGCACGGGCGATGCGAGGATGTGTGCGCCACCGGAGTTTCATGCAGCGTCTCCCCTCGAAATCCGCCGTTCCATTTCAAGTTCGGCCTTTGCTCGCCGCCGGCGTGCGCGGTCCATCAAGTCCATCTGGTCAGGATCGAAGTGCTTACGTTCCAAACTCTGTTGAAGGATCATGCTTGGGGCGTCCACGATGTATCGGCGCAATTCGGGCCACGTCTCGCTCCATTGCTCCGCGGTCATCTGTTCAACGAGGTACAATTCGCATTTCATCGGCAGACCCTCCCCTCGGCATAGGCCCGCGCATCGCGAAGGCGTGGAAATTGGAATGCGAAGAAGCCGTTCCGCGGCCAGTCAGGCGGAAGGACAAACCAGCGCCGATTAGAATCTCTATCTATCGCCAGCGTTCCTTTCTGGCCTTCGACCAGATACGGGCGAAAACCGACGCGCTTCAGGCCTTTGCGAGACGCGCTCATGCGGGCCGCCCTTCCCAAAGCATGACAGGAGGCGCCAGAAGTTCAGACTTCGGCCGCCATATGTACCAGGCATGATCTTCTGTGCCTGTGGTATCGCCGGGAAACCATTGAATGCGGTCGATCAACGCGATCTTGGCGGCGAACCGCGGATTATCGCGGAATAAAGATGTCCGGGTTTTCCCGAAATCGAATTTCGCTGTCAGCAACAGAGCGACCATGCCATCGCACCGTTCCAGAGCGAGGCTGGCGAATTTCACCGCATCCCGATTACCTTTGCCATAAGGCGGATTGGTGATGATCGCATCGTGCTTCGGGATCTTGTAAGAGAAGTGTTTTTCCAGAAAATCAATATGTGCGTCATGGCGTCTGTCATATGTCGCTATGTCGCTGGTGATGACGCTTGCACCATTCTCGCGCAGCACATCGGCCATCAGATGATTACCGGCTGCAGCCTCCCAGACGGTCTTTCCGGTCACGGGAAAATGCCGCAGCAAAGCTTCGGTGGCCCAAATCTCTGTTTGATAGAGGTCATTGGCCGCGCGAGCATAGTTTGAAGCCACGACCGTCATGCCCGTCCCCGCATCAATTTATCCCGCACGGAAGGAATACAGTTCGGTTCCGATGGTTCTGGCTTGGGATCGGGCGTCGGTTTTGTTACAGGCGATTGTTTATATGGATCGCCGCCGCGCATCGCCCTGCGTCTGCGGTAAATCGTATCCTGATTGCATCCTGTGTCGCGCGCTATTTCACGCGGGTCATCGCCTGCTTCGAGACGAGCCGTTACAATGGCAGCGGTTTCTTTGGAAAGATGCGTGCCAGGCTTCATGCCGTCCGCCTCTCTGCAAAGAGTGGCGTGGCGCGGGGAGCCCATGATGGGTAGTAGAGGCTCATCCCGTAACTCCAGAGGGCTGCCGCATCGGCAGCGTTATCGTCTTCAACTCCCCATCCCAATTGTTTGCAGCGGTCCTGCACGGCGCGCTTGGGATATTCCGGCCGGCCATTGCCGACGAAATGCTTCCGAACGGTCTGAACGGCCACGAGCGAGACAATGGTGCCCGCCCGGTGGGCAGATGCCCGGAGTGCCCCGGTCAGTTGGATCAGCGCCATCGCGGTGTGTGCGCTGCGATCTGAAATCATCATGGGGGCTTCGATCAGCACCCGTTTTGCTTTGGTGGCGCGGATAAGAAGGCTGAGGGATTCCGAATACCCGGCAAGGGTGCGGTCAAACACCATCTCGTCCGCACCCAGCCCGCGCCAGACGCCGCCTTTGGGGGCACCATCATCAGGCCCCCCAAAGGCAAAGCCGGTCTTTACCGTGCTGGCGTCCAGCGCAATGAGCATCACTCAGCCCCCGAAGTGGATTAGGCGTGTGCCGGTTCGCGGTTGGCGCGGCGGTCGAGAGAAGCCGGAATATCCAGCCCGTCGTCTTCGGCTTCAGCGCCATTCACGGCCGCGTCGTCAGGCCACGGTTCGCCGTCACCATGATCGGATGCTTCCGATGCGCCATCTTCTTGGGCCTGCATGTTCTGCATGCCTGGAACCCGGCTGGCCTGCACCGTCATATAGGCCTCGCCATAAGCTTCAGCTTCGGGCGTGCCCTCGGCGTAAGGATTATCTGCGAATGCGCCGGACTCGCCATCGCGACGCCCCTTCGCCGCCGCCGATTCGACAGAACTGCCATAAACGGTATCGAAGACATTGAGCTGGAAGAGGGCGCCGACTGCCTTGAGCCCAACCGCCAGCGCTTCCATCTCCGAACGGAACGCATCTGCGTCTCCGCGCTCCAGCGCCAGCAATTCGTCAATGACGGCCTTGGGGACATTTTCGGCCTTGGCGGCTTTGTAGACGTTCCGCAACTGGCCCTGAATTGTGGTGAGCTTCTCTTTGTAGCCCTTAACACTTTTGAGGTAATGAACGATCTTCTCGCCTGAGGCGATCTTCAGGTCCATTTTCGGTTGCCGGGTTTCGACCGCGTTTTCCTTCGCGCCCGTCATGCTTTCGGCCTTTGACTTCCGCCCGCGTGTCGCGCGCGTGCCAGATTTCTTGGCTCGTGCCATATCAATTCTCCTGTGGCTGGGTTTGAGCGCGCGCATGTGTGGCCGGGACCTGGCGCTCTGCTGCGATCCTGGCTTTGATTTCCCGCGTCTTGCGGACGTAGGCCGAATAGACCCGAACAGCCTGTTCGCCCGTGAAATAGGTGCGGCGGCGGACGCCATCCGAAAACCGTTCCGTCATGACGGCGCACATATCGCCTTCGCCTTCATGACTTGCGCGCATGGAAAGGCCGATTAACCGGCCGCTTACCATGTTGGGATCGGCCAAATTTTTTTGCGGCACGTTCATGATGCGCCGCCAATGATGTCGCGGGAATAGTCGCGCGGGACTGATGGTTGGGCATATCCCTTCGCTCGCCGGACAAACACCTTTCCGTTGATGCGGGTGTCTTTGCCGACGACTTTCCACACATGGGCGCCAGTTGGATCGGGCGCCGTCGCTTGCCCTTTGTGCGGTCCGGTCAGAATTATGACGCGCCGCCAATTATGCCCGGAAATATCGACGCGAATTTTGCCAAGGCGCGCCAGAGTTCCAATTGTAGTGCTGTCAATCAAATAGGTGTGGTTCTGCGGGCACCGCTCGTTCTTCAACGCGGTTTCAACCAAAAGGTCGAATGCCTGATCCAGACGCTCATTACTGATCGCCATCCTGATCCTCCTTATGCCCGATTGCGGTAAGCGCAGCTCGCGCCTGTGCGCCATCTGCGCCAGGCATCTGCGCGGCGACCTGCATGATTCCGATAAAGGCCGCGATGGATTTTTGATCGATGATTGATGCGCTTGGCGGTGTAAGCCGGACGCCAGCGGTCTTCTCCACGTAATCCGCAATTCGGGGAAGCAGCGCAGCCATGTTGAGAAGGTGCGAACTGCGCGGCGCGCGGCGTCCCTTCTTCCATGATTTTGCAGCGTCTTTGGTGCATTGCGCGGCTTGCGCAATCTGCCCAACCGAATATTCGGCGAGCGCAATCGAAAGGTCTTCCGCAACCCGTTTTTCGGTTGTTGGCTCGAATTTCGAACCCCCTTCGAATTTCGTACCCCTCGCGGTCAATGGCGTCCGGCCCCGGGCCATAGCACCGTAATTGGGCCGCGCTTGTGCTGCGCGGTCCTGTCCGGCAACTGCGCCCGGCTGCGTATCGGCCGGGCGGCTTTTTGAAAGGGTCGCGTTCATGGCGACACCGTGGAATTTATGCCCGCGACGGATGCTCCGGGGCGTAGGGCTGAGAGACCGTCGCGGGCGCTCTGGCCGTGGGGGATCGCCAGAGTTTCGAGATGAATGCCCTCACCACAATGCGGGCACCGCAGGTGGCTCGGATGACGAATAATCTCCAGCGCGCGGGCGCGCTTTGGCATGCGGCGCAGATAGCCGCGATCAATGAGACATTCGACCATGCGGTGAACGCCGGATTTGGATCGGAGATTCAGTGCCTCCGCGATCTCGTCGTAGCTGGGCATGACGCCATGCTTCGCGCTGTAGCGCGTCAGGAAGCTGAGAAGTTCGGCTTGTCGCGGTGTCAGCATGACAGCCCTCCCCTGCCGAGAAGCGATTTCAGATCGGGCGAGGGATGGAGAGTGAACCGCAGCGTGTCGCGATCAGGACGGATATCGACAACCATGTCGTGCGCCTTCCCCGCCAACAGCAAGGAACGGACGCGCTTGGCAATCTTGCGCGCCGACGCATCGCCGGAAGAAGCCCTCGCGAAAATCTCGTTGATTGCGCCTAAAGCAGCGCCAAATGGAGATGTTTCGGTAACGATCGACAGCCTTGAAGCTGCTGCCTGGTTCGACACGGCGGACATAACGATCATGCCCGCCGCCTCGATCCGGTCAGGGAGGCACCTGTAATGGCACCTCCCGTCGCAGATACACTTGGGTTGGACGACTCAAGTGAAAGGCAGACAATGACTTTGAAGCTCGACAAAGACGGGAACGTCATTCTGTTCCCCCTTGACGAATATCAGTTGGCAACCCTGCCGGACGGCGCGATAGCGATTTTCCTGACGCTCGTACCAAGCCCAGAGGCACTGAATACGTCTGAGCGATCTCTGGTGCAGATTTCCTTGACCCGAAATCGAGCACGCGAACTTGCCGAGGATTTACTGAAAACAGCGGAGATGCCGTATATGCCGCGTCCTCAGGGGCACGCGTGAACGCTTGCTCCGAAATGACAGGTTCAATGCCCTTCTCAGAGAGCAATGCGAGAGGAATGGTGGAGCGCCGCGGCATCTTCATGCCGGCGCGCCTTCAGATTGCGCAGAGGTCAAATCGGCGACGTCTTTCGCATCAGGCAAGTCGTCCACCGGATACAGATCAGGACGAAGCTCGTGACGCGAAACGCCGGTAATGCGTTCCACTTCAAGCACACGGGCCGAGGGCACGCGCTGCCACTGAGAGAGCGCCTGGGGAGAAATGGCGAGTTTTTCCGCCAAGGCCGCAAGATTCCCGTTGCGATTGCCCATGGCATCTATTGCTCGCTGGAGAGCCGGATCACGCATATCCGGAACGTAAGAATGACTTACCTATGTGTCAAGCTATTCTTACGCTGACGGCTGACTGGCCGCTTGCCACATTGCGCCCATGAGCGGACAGAGCGGATTATCCAAGCGCATCAAGGCGGCGCGGGAGCTGCGAGGCGTGGTGCAGGAAGCGCTAGGCGCAGCCTGCGGCGTTACGCGAGCGGCAGTCGGGCAATGGGAGGCTGGCACATCTGCGCCTACCATGGACAAGATCGAGCCGCTCTGCGAAGCCCTCGACGTTGATCCGGTATGGCTTCTTACTGGCAAGCACGGAGATCGAGACAAGACCAACGGCCAGGTTGGCGTCGGGATGGTCTACATTCCCGAATATGACGTCCGGGTTGCCGCGGGAGGGGGATTTGTGGTGACCGAAGAGACGAAACGGGATGTTTGGCCGTTTTCGCGTTCTTATATAGAAAACCAGCTTCGGCTCTCAACCTCTCAGCTCGTGATCGTTGAGGTTCAGGGAGACAGCATGGAGCCAACGCTCCGTAGCGGTGATCGCGTGCTGGTCAATCTCGCCGATAAGCGCGTGAGTCAGCCGGGCATCTTTGTCCTATGGGATGGGGACGGGACGGTCATCAAGAGGCTGGAAATCGTACCCAATAGTAAGCCGCTGAAGTTGCATAGAATTTCGGACAATCCCCTGCATGGCTCGTACAAGGTCCCCGCGTCAGAAACGATTATCATCGGGCGCGCGGTCTGGCACGCTCGGCGGATGTAGGTTTCGCTATGCCGTTCGACCTAAAGAAGGGTCTGACGATCAAGGAAGTCGGCACCCTCACTCGAACCCAGGACGGAATGGTTCAGGCCGAACTTCTTATAAGCGAACCGCCACGGCCAGTATCGATCGCAATCGGCGATGAAACGGCACTCAAACCCTTCCTATTCGAACAGACGAATTGGCCAAAGCCTCTCTTTGGGCTGGAGGGATATCTGCTTTGCTTCAAGGGCCGCATATTTACGGCACCTCTCAAAGAACTGGAAGATCATGAAAAAGGGGCAGTTCTCAGCCTTATTCGAGACTTTGTAGGCGGGCCGGTCGTCACGATTGCCGTTGATCTCAAACCAGACGATCCGCTGAAGCGGTTCAAGGTGATCGATGGCGGTGCTGGCGATGGAGAGGAAGAAACGTCGTGAAATGCGCCTACTGCCTTGAAGAAATGAACGAAGGCGCGACCGTCTGTAAAGTCTGCGCGCGAGAACAGCCTCCATCCAAAGAAGAAGCGGCCCGCCGCAAGGACAACCGTGCATTTATTGCCGCCATGGTGGTTTTGGCGCTCTTTCTGGTTTTTATAATTTGGGTTGGGCTTGATGGGTTTGCCAAGTCGAGCGCCGTCGACAGGATCGTCGATTGCCTGCACAGCAAAGGCGATGCGAGCGCCAACGCGACCCTCGTCAAATCGGATATCGACAGTGCGATGACGCAGACCGGCAAAGGATGGCGTGCCAGCTTGCCCATGGCGGCAATGGGCGTTGCAGCGCGGGGAGAGCCAGCGTTTGCAATCTGCTACGTGCGTCCGGACAACATCATCAGTCAGATAAAAGGCCGCTAATGCGTCACCCTCCGCTAACGCTGACGTTCACTTAGGTGTGGGAGGTAGGAGCAACTCAAAGTCCGGCGCGACGGCGACGATCTCGTTCAACAAGCAAATGACCCAGTAGCCGCCGCGTATTGTCATTGAGATGACCGATAACTGGACCATAATAATGTGGATGGTCTGGTTTTTTGAAAAACTCGGCTGCCCAGGGCATCCAAATGATCTTATCTAAATCAAAGCGTGTTGCTCGATTAAGTCCGGCATCGTACATCGCCTGATTATTCATCACGATCAGATCAAACGGCCGTTTCTGCAATTTGGTTTTAGACGTCCCGTAGATGAGCCTTACCTCAGGTATGAAACCTTCTTCGCTGTGTGCTGTCTGAAGCACTATTCCCGGCCGCATCTTGAGCGGCGGCTTTTGAAGATCGAGATCTTCCGGAAATTGGCAAAGAACGACATCGTAAGGCGCCGGCAGCGTCGAAACCGGGTAATAAGACCACGACACGCGCGCGTCTTTACAGCAGTTCGATAAAATCGATGCTGTTTACGATCACACGCTTATGGTTCGGATCGTTGATGTCAGCGACGGCATTGCGCAGTTTTGTGAACGCCTCATCGCTAATCTCATCGGAATGATCGCAGGGAACAATCTCCGGCCGGATGTAGCCCTTGTTTGATCCTGTCGAACGCTTCAGCCCAGTCATCGCTTCATTCCTTGTATTCTTGTACCCACAAAGCACCAAAGTCTGTCGCGCACCCAATCAAAGCCTCGCGCTGGTTAAGCTGCGATTAAGATTTGACAGCATTATGTGGGCCGCGCGGCGATATCGTGACTTTTGCAAAAACTAAGCCACAGCAGGGATTTCAACGGATTCCACGTTAACTATATCGGAATCTGGGAGGCTTCTGTAAAGAGCACTAACAGTATTGTGATGTTCCGCAAACCACCCCATACCCCAAATATCATATAACCTATTGATAATACTGATAGTCGCAGGTCGAACTAAGGCTAGTGACCGGACGACGCATCCGACGAATGTGGAAACAGGCCGGACAGGAGCGCTTGTCCCGCCGCAGCCACATTCCGGACACGCTCCGGGACGCTCCCGCCCCTCTCTGGGACTGGTCTGGCCCGTATGCTCCCTAAGTCAGTACATTGTCCCAATCGGGCGGGGGCGCCGGCGAACCCGGCCTGAGCGAGACCACGCTAGCGGCCGTGCGCTGATCTTCGAGATCCTCCACACGCTTTTCCAAGAGAAGCAACTGCTGATCGAGTTTGTAGATCATTGAGATCGCGCCACCAAAAAACAGGAGTACGCTGATCTGAACGAGTGCTGTAGCCGTTAAACTGATCATCGGCGCCCTGCCTTTCCCGCTACCTGGCGATGATCCCGATCGAGCGCGCGAAGGGCCTTCTCTCGGATTTGAACGCATCGCGTGGGCACTTTGTGCGTGTAATAGGGCGGATCAGATGGCCCAACGGGGACGGCATCGGGATCGGTTGGATGCCCCACATATCCCCCCACGGTTCGAAACATGGCATAGGCCAGGGAATCTGCTACCGCCAACGGCAGACACCCCTGCTTAGTATCGAACGATATTCTGCCAAGAATTGCGGTGTTTCTCGGGATCGCCTTCACTTCGCCGAAGATGCGAAGCGCATCCCCGGCGTTCGGGTGACCGCATTCCAGCACCACATTCAGAGGCCAATCCGACCGCGGCCGCTCGCGCATGAACATGATGGAGCGGCCCAAGGCGATCCGAAACAGCAGTCCATATTGGCTATCTTTCCGGGCCTTTCGCGGAAAAGGCTTCTGACCGTAATGAGCTTTGTAGTCCTCTGGCGCGACGACGGTGGCGACACCAAACGACAATTGCTCGTCGATAATCCGAAGAAAGCGGCTGTTGAACCTTCCTTTCTTCTCCATATCCCAACCGCGGAAGTCCCCCTTTGTGCCGCGTAAGTCCTTGGCGTGAAAGGTTTTGACACCGTAGTCCGCAAAGAGCCTGGTCAGTCGCTTCTCAAAGCCCACCCATTGGGCTGCCGTGGCGCCAAACCCGGCCATAATCACGGCGGGCGAACCCTCCCCATGGGTACCGCTCTCATCCCAATAACTGTCCATCACCACGTAGTTGGCATCCGGCTTGAAGTGCCGGCTGGTGAGACGAAACCCCGTGAGGGCTTCGATAAAGGTGAATCGTGGTCCGGCTTTCATAGCCTATATCCCTGAAAAGCGGCCGTCAGGCCTACCCGGCCGACCATCTGGGCCGCGGGGCAGAAAAAATGACGTCATCAACGTAAGTATCACTTGACGACAACGAAAGCAATTCTTACCTTCCCTCCATACCGTTGTCGGAGGGACGAATTGCAACCCGATATTTCAACCCCGAAAGCGCCACGCGGAACGGTTCTGACCGCGGCCACGCTGGCCTATCTCCGGGCCCGTATCCGCCGGTCCAAGGCCCTCGGCTACGGCCGGGCGCCTGTCCGTCTCGATCACCTCGAACAGATCGTAGAGCTTGCTGAGCGCCAGTTGGCCGGGAGTGCGGCATGACCGTCATGGCTCCCCAGTCGGTCTTCGACGCCTTCTCGAAGGCTTCGGACCGCATTGCGAGGCTTACCGACTATTCCGGTGAAATCGCGCTGCGCATCGCCGCCGGTCTTCGGGAAGACAGCGCCAAGGACGGCTTTGTCCGCGACGTGAGCCGGGTCAAATCTGACCTTCACCCCACCGGCGGCTATCTGATCAGCAGCACCAAGGCGATCCGGTGTGAGGTGTTGGGCGCTCCCTATCGCGTCACCATCGAGCGTGCGGATTACCCCAGCGATCTGACACGCGCGATTGAGGACCTGCTCGCCGCACCCGATCTCAACACCGACAACCTCGAACCCGAGACTCGCAAAGCCATTAAAGCGGTTCGGGACGTCCTCGCCCGCCGGGAGGCTATGTGATGGCATCGCAGCCCGTTCAGCCCACACCCTGGATATGGTTTCCGCAGCACATTGCTGAGGGGCCTGCAGAGGTTCGAGCGGCCGATGGTTCCATCGTCTGCACAACGGCAAGCGATGATACCGCGCAGTTCATCGCGGAGGCTGGCGTCGCCTATTTCAATACCAATCTGACACCCAGACAGCTTGACGAGCAGCGCGCGGAATTACTGGCGGCGCTGAAAGACTTCGCTGACGAATTCCCCGGCGAAGAAGGGCTGGACCGTGCCATGGATTACGGCTTGGACGCCATCCTTGTCGGCGCTCGCACCGCCATCGCCAAGGCTGAAGGCGGTGCGCAATGAAGAATGACGGCGGACCCGCTTTTCCGGCTCAGACAGTGTCCTACCCAGGTGGTGCAGGTCGCGTTGATCCGGGAATGTCACTCCGCGATTACTTCGCGGCGCAGGCGCTTGCAAACATGCGTATCCACGAAAACTCAGACAATCCGCACTATTGGGAACGTGTTGCAAAAAGCGCCTATGCCGCCGCCGACGCCATGTTGTCAGAGCGTGCCAAGGGTGGTGCGCAATGATCCGCCGCTTCCTCACCCGCATCCTGATCGCGCTGGGTCTACGCCATAGCGAGACGTGTGCCGGCCGCATCCATCGCATCGAAACGCAATTCGGCACGCGAGAGGTGTGCACTGAATGCGCTCATTCGGTGCTGATCGACCGTAGCGCGGGAGAAGGCTGATGAGCTGCTGGTATCAGGACGCATATGCCCGCGACAACGGCGCCTGCGGTGATCTGGATGATTACGGATCGACGCGCACATGCGCGCAACCTCCCGTCTGGGACGTGGGCGCATTCATTGAAGCGCTGGTTTGCAAGCAACCGTTCTGCCCTGTGCGAGCCCCCTACACCGAACATTCGGTCGTGCATGGCGGCCCATGGCCTGAATATTTTTCGGAGGCCGCATGATGAACCACATCAAAAGACTGATCTGTCTCACCATCCTGATCGCCTCAATCATCATCTTTGCGCTCGTCATCGCGCACGGGATCAACGCTTACCACTATGGGGTGATGTGATGCGCGAATGGATTGACGACATTCTGGCCGCGATCAGCCTGGTCGCATTTTTCGTTGCCAGCTTCGTCGCGGCTGACGTTCTCGTGATCATGCTGAAAGGCTGAGCAATGACACAAATCACACAACCCGGAATCTACGACCTGCCGATGGAGGTCTACCATTCGCAATGCTGCGATGGGCCGTCGCTCTCTTCCACAGAAGCGAGAATTTTGACCAACAAGACGCCAGCCCATCTCATCGCGGAGCGCCTGACTATTCGCGAGAGCGCACGCAATCCTGATCTGGGTACGGTCATCCATTCGCTTATTCTGGAGCCGTTCAAGAGCGCCTCGGCCGTCGAAATCATCAAAGCGCCTGATTTCAGAACCAAGGCGGCTCAGGAGCACCGTGACCTTGCCATCAAAATGGGCAAGACACCCATCCTTCAAAAAAACTACGAACTGGCGCAAGCGGCGGCAGAACGGGTGCTCAGCCATCCTGTTCTCTCCAAAGTCATGAAGGCTGGCGAGGCGGAGAAGTGTTTCTTCGCGAAGGACAAGGCGACGGGGATTTGGGTGAAGGCTCGCCCCGATTTCATCTCTGAAGATGGCGTTGTTGTGGATGTCAAAGGCGTCGGAGAAGCCAGCGACGAATTTATCCAGCGCCGGATTTTTGATGGCGGCTGGTTTCAGCAAGCGCCATGGCACGCGCATGTCATCGAACGAGTAAACGGACTTGGCATCAAAGATTATCTCTGGGCCATCATCGAAATGGAGCCGCCTCACGCCGTGCGCGTGATCCGGCCGGCGGAAGCCGCTCTGATCCATGGCGCCCGCCTCAACGACAAGGCGCTCAAGATTTATGCGGAATGCTGCCGCAAGGATTTCTGGCCTGATTACGAGACCGATATCTCCGAACTCGGCTTGGCCGATTGGGCTTACTACCGCCTTGAGGCCGCGGCTGAGCGCGAAACATCCGTCAATCCGATGCGCGCCGCTCAGTTGGCCCGCGAGACCGGCGCAAGCCCCTTCGCCTGAGGAAGCACAATGGATTCGATCAAAGACATTTCCAAAGGTCCAATCGTGACCTTCGCGCGCGCGAAGCGTGAAGGCTCGCATGTGCTGGTGACGATGGAGGCCAACTCCGGGGCCGGGAAGACATTCTCAGCCATCTTGCTTGGCCGGGGCCTTGTTGGACCCGAAGGAAAGCTGGCACTGCTCGATACCGAGACCGGGCGCGGCAAAATCTATGCGGACCTGGCTGGAGGCTACGACTACGGCGAGTTGACCCCACCCTTCACGCCAGAGCGCTACATCGCGGCCATCAAGACCGCGGAAGCGGCAGGCTATGAATGCCTGATTATCGATTCCGGCTCCCACGAATGGGAAGGAATCGGTGGTCTGGTGGAGATCGCGGACAGCGGCACCACAAAGAAGGGCACTCCCCTCTCCGGTCTAGCCAAGTGGGCAAACCCGAAGGCTCGGCACAAGAAGTTTGTGCAGACCCTTCTGACCACGCGCATGCACCTTATTGTTTGTCTCCGCGCCAAGGAGAAGATGATCCAGCGCAAAGGGGCTGATGGCAAAGAAGAGATCGTTTCCGCCGGCTGGACACCCGTTCAGGAGAAATACTTCCCCTATGACATGACGGTGCGCCTTTTCTTCACCGATAGCGGAAAGAAGGGTGTGCCTCAGCTTCTGAAGTGCCCGGACGATCTGTTGGGCGCTTTTCCTGAAGGTGAACAGGTATCGGTCAAGACCGGCGCTCGCATCGCGGAATGGGTGCGCGGCGGCGTTCCAATCGACGCGGAACTGACGAACCTGAAACGCGACGCCGAAGAAGCGGCGGAGGGCGGTAGCGCGGTTCTGGAGGTCTTCTGGAAACGGCTTGAGCACGCCCAGCGCAAGAAGCTGGTTCCGTTCGGCCCCAACCTACGCTCGATCGCGGACGCCGCTGACCAGATGGCAGAAGACGACGCCCCGCCCACGACGTTCGGCCAAGTCCTCTCAAACACCAACACCTTCCAAACCGATGCCGCGCCCGCGCGCACCGGGGACGATTTCTGAAAGGCAGGAACATGAAAATCATCTCGTTGACGGCAGAAAACGTCAAGAAGCTGGTCGCGGTGGAGATCACGCCGGACGGCAACATGGTGCAAATCACCGGCAAAAACCGACAGGGCAAGACCTCGGTGCTGGATGCGATCTGGTGGGCCATCGCCGGCACAGAAAACATCCAGCGCCAGCCGATCCGGCAGGGCCAGGACAAGGCCCGTATCGAACTTCACCTGGGCGATCACGGCAAAACCGAACTGATCGTGGAGCGGAGGATCACCGAGAAATCCTCCACGCTGGCGGTCAAGACCGCTGAAGGCGCGAAATACCCCAGCCCGCAACGGATGCTGGATGACCTTCTGGGCGCACTGACCTTCGATCCGCTCGCCTTCATGCGTAAGGACGAGCGCGGGCAATTCGACGTGTTGCGCAAACTGGTTCCGCTCAAGGTGGACCTTGATGAAATTGACCTGTTGAACAAGCAGGACTACGCCAAGCGCACGGACCTCAACCGCACCGCCAAGCAGCATCTTGCCGCGGCGCAATCCATTGCCGTGCCCGAAGGCCTCCCCGAAGAACCTGTCGACATAAACGCCCTGCTCAACCAGATGACTGAGGCGTCCGAGCATAATGCCGATATCGAGCGGCGCCGGGCCAATCGGGAACAAGCGGTCAAGGATATAGAAGCTGGCAAGGCCTTTATCGACGGGATGCACCGAGCCCTCCCAGACAAGCTCCAGAGCGTCGAGAACGCCCGCGACAGGATTGTCAGCGATTACGCGGCACAGATCGAAATCCTCCAACGTAAAATTGAAGCAGCAAAGCAAGAGGCAGATGAAGAAGCTAAGCGGCTCGTAAATACCTTCAAACAGCAAACTAGTGAGCGACAGGCAAATATCGAGGAGTTGCGTTCCAAACTCACGGCCGCTGGCGAACTGCCCGATCCTGTAGACGTGGCGGCGCTCCGCGCGCAGATCGACGAGGCGAACGAGATCAACGCCGGTATTTCCAGCCGGGTCAAGCGCAACGCCGAACTCGTTCATGCGGAGCATGCCCAGATCGAGGCGCAGAAGCTCACCGATGCCATGGAGGCCCGCAACCAGTCCAAACTGGAAGCGATCGACCAGGTTGAAATGCCGGTCTCTGGCCTGGGCTTCGGGGATGGCATCGTTCTCTACAACGGCGTGCCGCTCGATCAGGCTAGCGATGCCGAACAGCTTGAAGTCTCGATGGCCATTGCCGCCGCCCTCAACCCCAAACTGCGGGTGCTGCGCATCCGCGATGGTTCGCTATTGGACGATGACGCGATGGAGCGGCTCGCCAAGTTTGCGGACGAGCGCGATTTCCAAGTTTGGATCGAACGTGTGGATAGTTCGGGGACGGTGGGCATCGTCATGGAAGATGGTCACGTCCGCGGCCAGGAACCTGTCACTCAGGCAGCGGAGTAACAGGACCGATGCGCACCATAAAGGTCATAGATTTTGAGACCACCGGCCTTCCCGACGATCCAAAAGGCGCTGCCATTTGCGAGGTCGGCTGGTGCGATGTCATCGAGCACATCGTCGATGAAACCTCGGGGCTTCGCAAATGGTCGGTGATCGCGGATCGCGCCACAGATCATCTCGTCAATCCGGGCCGGCCTATACCGCCCGAAATCCGTGCGGTCCATCACATCAGCGATGCGGATGTGGCGGGAGCAATGGATCCTACCGCGGCGCTGCAATTGCTCAGCGAAGGCGAGATTGCTGCCTATGCCGCCCATAACGCGGTTTTCGAAAGGGCGTTCTTTGGAGGCGGACAGACCCCATGGATTTGCACCTACAAGGTCGCCCTTCGCCTCTGGCCGGATGCGCCGGGGCATAGCAACCAGTTCCTGCGGTACTGGCTGAACCTCGATCTGCCGGAAGCCTCGGCCATGCCGCCGCACCGCGCCGGACCCGATGCATTTGTGACCGCGCACCTCTTGGCTCACATGCTCAACGACGGCCGTGCATCCTTTGAGGACATGGTGCGCTGGTCAGCCGGACCCGCTCTTCTGAGCAAGGTGACCTTTGGCAAGCACAAAGGTTCGAAATGGGAAGACCTCCCCACCGACTACCTCGAATGGCTGCTCTACAAGAGCGACATGGACGCCGACACCAAGGCGAACGCCAAACACCACATCCTGAAGCGCAAGAAATGACCACTGACGTCGAACTTGCAGAAGCTGCCCGGCTCAGCCGCATCCGTGTGGTGCGGAATTGTAGGGCATGGCTGCGCGTGCGCTGGGATGACTTGTCAGACCGGGACAGGAAACTCTGCGAACGGGTGATGGAGATCGTCCGCAAGGGTGACGGCGAAGCTCTGGAAACCGCGCTCGCCAATCGTGAAGTGAATGACCTGTTTCTGGACGGCGCGCTCTATTTCGAGAGGCCGGTATGAAGCGGCCAGCCATCCCTATGCGCATCAGGCTCGATGTTGTGATCCGGCAGGAAGGAAAGTGCGCATGCGGTTGCGGGCAGAAGTTGGGGACGCTCGACGAAACAGAATTCGATCACGTTCCCGCCTTGGCGTTCCGCGATTTTGACGAAATGACGGGAGAATTCGATCCACCGGCGAACGATCCGACGCGCATCTTCGCCAAGCGGGCGGAGTGTCATCGCAAGAAAACATCGGGCACGAAAGCAACATCCGCCGGTTCCGATATTCACATGTTGGCGAAGATTGACCGGATTACAGGTCGCACCAAAGGCAATCCGAAGCGGGAATGGCCGAAGCAAACAATGGCTGGCGGCCGGAACAGTCCATGGAAGAAGCCGATGAACGGTCCAGCCGTGCGGCGAGACAAGGAGCACATTTGATGCGTCAAAGAATGGCAACCGATTTCGACCGAATCATCGCTAGTCGTGTCCGCGCCAAGCGGATGCTTGCGGGGATGAGCCAGGAAAAGCTGGCCGAACACCTCGGCCTCACCTTCCAGCAGGTTCAGAAATACGAGAAGGGCATCAACCGGATCGGTTCAGGACGCTTGCTGGAGATTGCGCATCATCTGGGCGTGCCCGTCACAGAATTTTACGCCGGTCTTGAGGCCGAACCAGTGCCCCCTCAATCGATACTGAGCGACGATGCCATCCGGGTCGCAAAGCTGATCGATGGCCTCCCTGATGGTCGCCGGGCCGAGGTCGCGAAAGTGGTCTCCATCGTGATCCGCGCCAATGTAGAGGCGGCAGCGGTATGAAATATCCTCTTCCAGATGAAGCCCTAGACGACCGGCTGGCCGTCATCGGCACGGCGGGGGCTGGCAAAACCTATTTGACGCTTGGCGCGGTCGAACACCTGCAGGCTCGTTCATCCCGTGTGATCTTGGTGGACCCCCTCGGCGTGGCTTGGGGCCTGCGGCTGGATGCGGATGGCAAGACACCTTCCCGGTTTCAGCCGGTCATTTTCGGCGGCGCACATGGCGATCTGCCGATCAATGAGCATGCCGGCGCGATCATTGGCGAGGCCGTGGCCACGTCACGCGATTCCTGCATCATCGACCTGAGCGAGCTTGGAACCAAAGCGGCGGAACGCCGGTTCATGCTGGCGTTCCTGACAGCCCTTTATCGAAACGCCGACAAAGAGCCTGTCCATCTCATCGTGGATGAGGCGGATATGTTCGCGCCCCAGCGGCTACTGGATAAGGACGGGGATGCCGCCAAGCTGCTCGGGATGATGGAGACCATCGTCCGGCGTGGGCGGGTACAGGGCTTCATTCCTTGGCTGCTTACCCAGCGTCCGGCCGTGCTCAGCAAGGACGTGCTGAGCCAGGCAGACGGAATTATCGCCCTCAAACTCACGGCGAAGCAGGATCAGGATGCGGTCGGCGGCTGGATCGAAGCCACGGCCGACAAGGCCCAATGGCAGGCAATCCGTGCCGGTCTCGCCACCAAGAAGCGGGGCGAAGGGGTCATCTGGATTCCCGCGCGCGGTATTCTGAAGGAAGCGACCTTTCCGTCGAAGACGACTTTCGATTCCAGCCGCACGCCCAAACGTGGTGAGCGGGTCCGGGCCGCCACGCTCAAGCCCATCGATCTGGGGGCACTGAAAGACAAGTTGGCGACCGTCGAAGCAGAGGTCACGGCCAACGACCCGAAGTCGCTGCGCGCGGAGATCGGAAAGCTCCGGGCCGAACTCGCGAAGAAGTCTGCGCCGGCGGGTGACGGCACCGCCGCCCTCAAAGACCGTGAGGCCGCATTTGGCTCTGGGAAACGTGAAGGCCTGGCAGAAGGCTACGGCGCCGGATGGAAGGCCGGATGGCGTGCCGGGCATCAGAGAGGTGCCAAGGACCAGATGGCTGCTATCAGCGCATTGCCAATGGCAGCGGCGCCTGACGCACCAAATGTCTCGCCTGATCTGAAATTCGCCACTGCGCCCACTGCGTCGGTGAAGCGCGTTTCGCCGCCTGACAATCGCCCGCAGGCTGTGGCCCCTCATATCGGCCGCCGCACCTATATCACACTGCCTCCCGGCGAGCGCGCTGTCCTGATCGCCGCGGCGCAATTCGGCGGCGTTGAGCGCGAGCAGTTGACGATCCTCACCGGCTACAAGCGATCCTCCCGGGACGCCTATATCCAGCGGCTTCGGGAAAAGGGCTTTGTCGAAGTGGATGGATCGACCATCCGCATGACGCCAGATGGCGAAGCTGCTCTGCCGGCCGATTATGAGCCGCTGCCGACTGGTGCTGGCCTTCAGGAATATTGGCTATCCCGTCTCCCCGAAGGCGAACGCAAAATCCTGCAATGTCTGATCGACGCTTATCCCGGTTCGGTCGCTCGCGCCGATCTGGATGAAATGACCGGATACAAGCGTTCCAGCCGTGACGCGTACCTGCAGCGGATGAAGGCAAAACGCCTATGGGAACACGACGGCGCAGCCGTGCGCGCAAGCGAGGTGCTGTTCTAATGGGCGCGAACAGCAAGATAGAATGGTGCAACCACACTTTTAATCCGTGGATTGGCTGCATGAAGGTGAGCCCGGCATGTGATCACTGCTATGCCGAGGCGCTGATGGACCACCGCTATGGCAAGGTGACATGGGGCGGACCGCGCAAGCGCACGTCGCCGTCAAATTGGCATCAGCCGATCCGCTGGAACAAGGCTGCGGAAAAATCAGGGAAGCGCGCGACCGTCTTTTGTCTCTCGCTTGGCGATATCTGGGACAAAGAGGTTCCGCAGCAGTGGCGCGCTGATCTATTCGATCTGATGGATAAGACGCCATGGCTTATCTGGCTCTTGCTATCCAAGCGCATCGGCAATGCAATCCGACATTGCTACGACCTTGGCCGAGGCTTGCCAGCGAACGCAGCGCTTGGCTCCACAATGGTCAATCAGACCGAATGGGATCGTGACGCCGAGAAGCTGAGATACGCCAGCAAATATCTAGGCGCTCTGTTTTCATTCGTCAGCGTCGAACCCATGCTGGGTCCCATCGACATGGGAAGCACGATTCCCGATTGGGTGATCTGCGGCGGCGAGAGCGGCCCCGACGCACGACCTATGGATCCCGATTGGCCACGCTCGCTACGCGATCAGTGCGCGGTCAATGATGTGCCCTACCACTTTAAACAGTGGGGCGAGTGGGCGCCCGATACCGGACCAACCTCCGATGGACGAGACCCCATTATGGCCGGCCAAGCCAGATGCGCCGTATGGAGCGGCCAAGCGTGGCGATATGCGCGTAACGGTTACGAGCTATACCCATTCGAAGACAACGGCGAATGGGTTTATCGGCTCGGCAAGAAGCGCGCTGGCCGTCTGCTCGACGGCGTCGAACACAACACATATCCGAGGGCAATCTCATGACGATCAAACGCAAACCTCTGAAGCCTGTGAAGGGATGGGTCGTGGTGGGGCCGGAAGGCAGGTTCCCCTACTTTGACGACATCCGCAGCACTAGAGCGGGAGCATGGCGCGCACATGAGATGTGGAGCGCCGATCCAGGAGCAACGCGCGCCGACTTAAGGCGCATGGGCTACCGCGCTGTCCCTGTCGTGGTGATGAAGAGGAGGAAGAAGTGAGCCACCTCTCTCATTGTCGAGTCAGCCTCGTGGAAGCGAACGAGTTCGTTGGACGCCTGCACCGTCATCATAAGCCCGTCGTCGGCCACCTCTTTTCGCTCGGTGCCTTGGCGGGTGGTGATCTTGTCGGCGTGGCAATTGTCGGCCGACCCGTCGCCAGAATGCGCGACGATGGAGAAACAGCGGAAGTCACTCGGCTCTGCACGGATGGCACCAAAAACGCTTGCTCGTTCCTGTACGGCGCCGCAGCTCGCGCTGCTTTCGCCCTCGGGTTTCGACGGATCGGCACCTACATTCTCGCGAGTGAAGACGGCGTGACGCTGCGTGCCGCCGGTTGGCGCCTGATCGGACAAACAAAAGGCGGTTCCTGGTCGCGCGCCAAGCGCCTTCGCGACGACAAGCATCCGACGACGCCAAAGACGTTGTTTGAAAGGACACTCGCATGACCATCAAATCAGCAAAGACAGCGAAAGAGATGCTGGAGGCGGTGTGCGAGGATTTGGAAAAGTACGCGCAGCATTGGAAGCAACAGGGAACCGAGGTTCGCCCACAGAGCCACCGCGCTGTGTATGTGGCCTTCGCTGGCTTACGTGCCGGGGCGGCGACAAAAGCATCCGAATACCGCGCCATTCTGAAGGAGATGGAGTGATGGGAGCCGTAGTCGGGATTGCTTATCTCGTCGGTGCAGCAACAGGCGCTTTTATAGCGTTCATGTTTGCCGATCTGATGTGGAACAAGAAGCCATGACCACCCACCCCACAGACGCTGAAATTGATGAGATCGAGCGCGATAGGGTTATATATGGCTCTGTTACTGCACGCATGTGCGCCGCCGCCAGAGATCGGAACCGGCTGGAAGCCGAGCACGCCAAGCTGCGGGAGACGCTGGCACAATTTGAGAAGCAGTGGCGCAATATCATCCATTGCCCAACAGACGGAAGCGAATGGGAAATGGTCATGTCGGATTGGATTCCCTTTGTTGGGAAGTGGCATCCGACCGCGCAGCGTTGGTTCCGGCGAAGTAAAAAACCCTACGAACCAGTCAACCTCGATATCGACACGATATCCTCAAATAGCGCGACGGGATGGCTTTGGTCGCCCTTGCCCGCGGGTTTCTACCCGATTGCGTTTCGCGCCCTCCTCTCAGAACTGGAGACCACCAATGACTGATCCTGTCGAAGCTGCGGCGCGGGCGCTGCGTGAGAATTGGATTTCGCCGTGCGGGCCGCCCATTCGTATGTTTTTGTGGGAAAGACTCGACGAAGAGACCCGCGAAATGTGGCTAGGGCACGCCAAGGCCGCCCTCGCCGCAGCCGACGCCGCGAGGATGGAGGGGGCGGCTCAACCTCCGAAGGCTCCTGCCAGGATCGCCAAAGACATCGTGGACCAGTTTGGGTGGCCCTCGAATGTGATGCTGCGGGGGAAGCTGGTTGGTCAGCAATATGCAGTCGCAGAGTTGATCGCGGAAGCTATCGACGCCGAACGGAATTGCATTTTTTCCCAGGCTGCAAGGATTGAGGCGTTGGAGAAGGCGCTGGCGAATGAACGCGTGGCGCAAGTACGTGGCTCGAACGACGCCTCCGGTTTTGAGGCTTGTGTCAATGCGGAAATCGAAAGCATCCGCGCCACGCTGGAGGGGAAATAATGGCTCTCACCGACCAGACCGCGCGCGAACTGATTGAGGCGGCGAAGAGGCTATGTGAACGACTATGGCCGACATCTCCGCAACGGCTACCAGACGAAATTATGCTTATCGATGATAAGACCGTGGGAAGCATGACTGCGGCAATTGTGACTGATCAAGATGGCATAGATTACATGCTGACAATGACTGTCCTTTCGAAGCAACGCGACAGAGGTATCAATCAATGATCACCCGCGCACAGAAGGAGATGGGCGATGGATGAGTGGAGACCGATTGAGACGGCACCGAAAGACGGAACGCATATCTGGGCCTATATTCCGCGCAAAACGATACCGCAGCAAAATGGCAAGCGACTAAAGCACAATTGTGCCCATCAACGGGAAATCTGGTGGTGCGACGGGCCAGTAGGTGGCCCGAAACACACGCCTCCGCAGCATGCAATCGTGCTGGCAGAAAAGCATGCGGGCTATTGGACGGCGAGTCGCTCAGGCTTCCGCCCAATAGAGGGCGCGCCTACACATTGGCAACCTCTCCCTCCCCCACCACACACAGAGAGTGCGGGATGATGGAGCTTTCTCCGAGCCCGAGTCGCCGCCAGCGGAAGCAGTTAGAGCGCGATAATAAAGCGTGGCCGATGACCTTGCGTTATTGGCCCAAGGAAGAATGGCCTATCATCGACAATTTCCGCGTCAAACCACCCGATGAATGCTGGCGGTCACGACACTATCTAGTCCAGATATTCTATGAACGGGATGGCGTTGAGCGGCTTTCAATCATCAGAACATCTCATGACGGAAAATCGTGGGCCGACAACATCCCATGGGACGATATCCAGCGTCTTAAATCAGAATGCGGACGTGGCGACAAAGACGCTATCGAGATTTACCCTGCCGACGCTCTGGTCGTGAACGTCGCCAATATGCGGCACATCTTCGTTCTGCCGGAGCCTCATCCTCTCACATGGAGAAAAGGTCAGTGACCCTCCCCCCACATAGAGCAATGGGGCGGTGATGGCAGCATCTGCCCGCAAGCTTGAGCCCAGGCTCCTCACTCTGCATGAGGCTGCGGACTATTGCGGGCTGACACCGCGCGCTTTCCGGCGCTATATCCGCCTGCCGCCGGTCAAGCTTGGTCCAAACGACCTCTGGGAAAGGGAAGCTTTGGACCGCTATATTGATGGCCTGACGGGGCGGAATGGGGCGGGGATCGACTGGCATGAAGCGGTCGAGAGATTCTAAGCTTCCGAGATATGTCTACAAGCAGCGGATCGGAAAGCACGTCTATTACCGCTTCCGTCGCTCCGGTGGCGGTTCCGTGCGCCTGCCAGATGTGGACACCCCGGCCTTTCACGCCGCCTATGCTGCGCTCTTGGCCGAGAAGGCGCCGTTAGGGCGGTACACGCCAGGCAGCGTGGCCCACACGATTGAGATTTACCTGAACAGTGCCGACTTCGATCAGCTTGCGCCGGCCACGAAGCGCGACTACCGCCGCTACCTCCTCCGGCTGGACCGGTCCGTGGGAGACAAACCGATCACCGCTGTAGATATGGCTTATATCCATGCCGTACGCGACCGGCTCAAGAGCACGCCTGTGGCCGCCAATCACGCCATATCGGTAATCCGGGCTCTGTTCCGTTTTGCCGTCATACGTGGCATCGCGTCGGCCGATCCCACCAGAGGAATCACAAAGCTCCGTGGCGGCGACGGATACCGACGCTGGGATGAGCACCAGATAGCCCTGTTCCGCGCCTCGGCGCCGCCCATGATGCGGTTGGCGTTCGAACTGGGCCTCTACACCGGCCAGCGCCTCTCCGATGTGATCCGGCTGGCATGGTCGAACTATGATGGTGCCCGAATCCGACTGCGCCAGCAGAAGACAGGCACCACGCTCAGCATCCCGGTGCACCCGGATCTGAAAGCCTTGTTGGATGAGACGGCCCGGCGCGGCCTCACCATCCTGACCACGGTCACGGGGCGGTCCTATCACCCCCGGGTATTCTCGCGGGAGTTTCTGGAGGCCCGGCAGGCGGTGGAAGGGCTGGAGCCGGATTTGAGCTTTCACGGCCTTCGGCATACGGCAGCGGCCCGGCTGGCCGAGCTTGGTTCGGGTGCCCCGGAAATCCAGGCCATTACCGGCCACAAGTCCTTGAAGCTGGTGGAGCATTACATTAGACAGGCGAGCCAGGAACGGCAGGCGGATAGGGCTATATCTAGGCTCCCAAAACGCTAAAGTGTTAAGTCGTTCTCTAAATCGGCTTTTAAGCCATTGATCCTGTTGGGGGATCGTCTAACGGTAGGACAGCGGACTCTGACTCCGCCAGTCTAGGTTCGAATCCTAGTCCCCCAGCCAGCTTACGCCTCGTTCTGTTGGAAAGGGCTGGAAGTCCGCAGTGCCGGGCTTCATCAATCACCCATATCTGGTCGGATCGTATGCGGACTGCTCATGACGCCTCTGGCTGTGCATCGTCTTC